CGTTAATCTCCTTTGTACATCTTGACACAGAATGCCATGAATTTTTCCGTGACAGTGAAATAGTCAGCTAAGTCCCACAATGAGACATGACCTTGTTTGACTGCATCGTCCAAATCACGTTCTGGGACAAGGTAATGTCCTGCCCAAACCATAGCCTTGCGCTCTGTCTTATCCATGAATATACGATCGGCATAGCAATGGCATACCGTAGCATTCCCTACAGATGTGAAATGGTGTCCAAGTTCTTCTGCGAGAACCGAACGCCTTTCTGCGAGTGTTTCAATGTCTTTCGCAATCCCTATCATTTTGAGTTTACCGTCATCAATATATATTCCTCGTAATGGATAGGGGAAGTCTGCGGACTGTACGATGATATGCTCATTCCTTGCCAGTTCCATCATTTTCTTCATACTTCAGTTTCTGCTCTCTATAGAATTTCTCAACAGCTAATTGTAATTCTGGCGGTAACGACGTGCCCTTCTCATTGTGCGCTGCTACCGTCATGTCGGTTCCCATGAGGTAGTCAGCAGACACCCCAAAGTAATCACTGAGGATACGGATACTCTTCCAACTCGGATTCGAGTCTGCTCTTTCACATTTGTTGATAGTCATCCAACTCAGTGGCGTCCCATGTCTCTCAAGGTCAGCCGCAAGTTCTCTCAAACCCAATCCCTTGGCTTCTCGTAACATTTTGATGCGATTCATAAAAAAATCCTCCTAACCCTGTTGACAACGATGGTTATACGACGTATAATAATACTTGTCAAGCGACAAGAGAGGTTGTCAACAACAATCATATAACGGTTTATATTATGATTGTACCATAGATAACTCCACTTGTCACAGAATTGCCTAGTTTCAAGGAGGAATTTTTATGGCAAACATTATTAACAAGTCGTTCAATGCAGTGGTTTCCCCACAGGGGAAAGCAATGTGGGCGAAAATCAATTCGCGTGTTGACGAGTATGAAGGCAAGAAGAAATACAGCGTTGACGTTATCTTCGGCAAGGATGACGAGCAGAAAATGCTCAAGGTCATCAATGACGCACTCGACGAAGCCAAGAACAGCCCAGAGTATTCCGGTAAGGTTTGGCGGAATGACACGGATCGCCTTAGTTACCATCCAGAGACAGATAAGGACGGTAACGAGACTGGCAGTCTGGTATTCCATTTCCAGACTAAGGCTTACATGCGTGACCGTGAGACTGGCGAGGAAGTCCAGAAAATCATCCCGGTGTTCTCTAATGAGGAGAAACGCAAGCTGAACAAAGATGAATCCATTGGCAATGGCTCGATGGTTCGCATCAAATTCACACCGAGTGCTTATTGGATGAACAAATCGTCCAATGGCATCAACCTGTATCTCAGTAAGATTGTGGTTGACAAATGGGTGAAGTTCGGTGGCGGTGACGATGATTTCTCCGAGTTTGGTATTGGTACAGATGACGCTTTCCTGTCCGACGAAGATATTCCTATCTGATTGATGATTGGGGAGCATGAGAAAATCTTGTGCTCCCTTTTGTTTTACCTAAAGGAGAAACTATGAAGATTTACCATTTAGATTCATTTCAGTTACGTGCCATCACACTGGATGACGATATCTATTTCGTCGGAAAAGACCTTGCTAAGATTCTCGGATACAAGAATGAGCGCGATGCAATTCGTAATCATGTACGGAAACGCAATAAAGAGACATGTGCTATCCCTGATGACCGTGGAATATTACAGCAAACCAATTGCATTTCCGTAGAAGGAGCATTGGAACTCATCAATACATGCCGCAGTACACAGTGGGTTCCCATGGTACGCAACTGGTTCAATGCAAAGGTGTTGCCAGATGCCGTGAGATACCGTCAGGCACTCAAGGTCGAGGACGAGTACAATTACTGGATGACTCCTGTATATACCTACAAGGATATCTTGAAGCGGCTCGACGTAAATACTAATGTGTTGGCTGATTTCCTTATGAACCATAATTTCATGGACGAGAAATTCCATTTGATGAACAAGGGAATTTTCATTGACAATCATAAGTTCACACGAGTTGGCTACGAATTCATCAAGGAAATGATGAAAGCGGAGGGATTCAAGAAATGAATTATGAGCACCTTGCGATAGAACTCAAGGGAATGGCACAGATTGTTTATGCGATTGCTGAGTCTCCATTTGAGAATCCAGAAGCACTGGTATTCATCAGTGAACACCTTGATGCCATTGCCAAGATCGTGGAGGATGATGTGAAGAATGGACGAGTATAAAATCCTCAAGGAGAAAATCCTTGAATTATCAAGAACCATTGATTCCCAGAATAACGCACTGAATCTCGCAGCAAAGGAATATAGTAGTACAGCTCAATGTTCTAAGTGCAAGATGAATGTACTCTGCAATAAAGCCTATGTAGATTTTCCTGAGTATTATACGCCATGTGAAGAAGTGATAAAGCGTCATTGGATGTATGGGAGGAATTATTAATGGATATGGTATTTGCAAACAGACTCAGAGAGATTAGAGAGCGTTCTGGGATGAAACGTAAAGAAGTCGCTGAGAAACTTGGAATTACCTTACAAGCCTATTCGTGCTATGAGCAGGGGAAACGAGAGCCTAGACTTGGTAATATTATTAAAATGTCTAAAATCTTCGACATTCCGATTAACGTATTATGCTTGCCTTACCACATAGATACGACAATCGAGAGTTGTTCATACTTCATTCGTTCGATTGATGGATGTGGCATTGAGAGAATGACCAATAATCACAATGATTACCTTGTGACCATACCATTCTCACCAGAATATCCACTTAATTTAATAATGTCGAGCGAAGATGTGGTATCTATGTGCCAGAGCGTGAATGGGTCTAAAACAGCATTCATAAGGACATTCAAGAATAGATACATAATGTGTGCAGCTAAATACGCCAGTACAAACAGGGTTATTTACTGGTAACAGATAGGAGGTTACATAAATGGAAACGTTGGTAAAGGTTGAGAACAACCAGATTGTCACGGATAGCCGTAGTGTAGCAGAGCATTTCGGGAAGCAGCACAAAAATGTGTTGCAGACGATTGAAAATCTCGCGGCTGAAAATCCAGCCACCAAATTTCTTTTCCAGAAAACAACTTTTGAGAATCGTGGGAAGCAGTATCCCATGTATCTCATGAACCGCGATGGTTTCAGCTTGCTCGTCATGGGATTCACTGGGACAAAAGCACTGGAATGGAAACTCAAATACATTGAAGCATTCAATGCAATGGAGAGGAAACTCAAGGAAGCTACATATGATAGTTACATGATTTCTGACCCTGTTGAGCGTGCCAAGAAATGGATTGAGGAAGAAAAAGAACGTCAGAAGTTGCGTGCCGAAAACAAAGTAATGTTGCCCAAGGCAGAGTTCTATGACACGGTAGCCAACACAGAGTCCTTGTTCTCTATGGCTGACGTTGCTAAGACATTGGATATGGGAATGGGACGTAATAAACTCTTTGCATTCCTTCGTGACAAAGGTATTCTCGACAAAGACAATCACCCATATCAGAAATATGTCGATGCAGGATATATGAGACTCATTGAAAACCATTGCAAGGCAGGGGATAACGATGTGGTGTACAAATGCACCTATGTCAAACAGAAGGGTATCGACTATATCCGTAAGATTCTCTTGAAGGAGCGTGGACTCAATGAAGTCGTGGAGTGATTGCAATAAGCCGCATAGACTGACACTGGAATACATGAGGTCACAGAGAATCAATGGGTTTGCCAATGGAAAGCCAACGAAGAACTTCTTTCGACTGTATAACTTCTTCAAGAAGCAGCCAATGGAAGTCCTGAATCTTCTTCACGAGTTCCTAGTGACGAACCCAAGTAAAAAAATGAATATGACACAGTTTTTCTGGGCAGCGCGTGACTGGAACACGAATACCAAGGTAGCCAAGGTAACTAAGACGAATGAAGTAGATTTCTTTAAATTACTCAAGGAGATGTAATGATATGACAGATAATAAGCTCAAGCGATTCCAGATCATCATGAATCGTCGTAGAAATATGAATGGGAAATTCAAAGAGATTGCCCCGCATCATGCCAAGGAAAATCTTAAGGCTGTCGCTAAGAGGGTTGCAGAGGAAAATGCAAAGCATAAGAAGGAGAAGAAACATGAAGGGCAGTGACGGAAAAACATATTTGATTCATGAAGGAACTTGTTCTATCAAGGGATGTGAAGCATGGTATGCCTGTACGACGTATGACAATGGGCGACTGCGTAAGCTTCATTTCATTCCATTCTTCACCCGCGAAAGTGCCTGTGATTTCTTAAAGGAATATGCACGTAGACACAACATTCAGCTCAGTAAATGAGAAGGAGAGAAAAGCATGAGCAAGTACAAGAAAATGATTAACGACTGTTTTTCGGGGTTGGATACAGACCTCATTGACAGGACGTTGTGTATCTCGTTGAAGTACGAAGAACGATTCCCAATGGTGTTACATTTCCGTGAAGAAATCAGGAAGCACCTGAAAGACAAGGGATACTCAAAGAAGCAGGTTGAGAACTTCATGGACATGTACACAGCAATCTATGTGGTTGGGTTCATGACAGGTTCCACTGTACGAAGTCTGATTGATGATGTAGAAGAAAAGGGATTGTTTAATTTTTAAGGAGATGGTCTTATAAAGCAGGGAATACTTATTTTGGTTGGGCTGTTCGCATCAATGATTTCTCCTCTGGCAGATGCATCGGTATTGCATCCAAACTACGTGGAGAATACAGAGTTACGTGCAGTCCCAATAGAAACAAGTGTAAATACCCCAATTACACGTAGGATTCAAGGGAATGTCAGTGCTTATACTGGTGGCTATGTCATGGCAAATGGCGAGCGTCCCCATGTTGGTGCTGTAGCAAACGATGTATTGCCGTTTGGTACTATTGTCCGTATCAATGGAAGGGAATATGTCGTTAAAGACCGCTTTGGTGGTGACTATGGCATTGAACGGTTCGACATCTACATGGACGATGAATCCTCATGCTGGGAATGGGGTAGACAATATATAACCGTAGAAATTGTAGGAGCGTGTTGATATGAAAAACATGGATAAGGTCATCGAGATGTTCGGGGTAGACTATGGCGAGCATTTCCTTCTCAATGATAGGGCAGGTAGTTTCTTCTTTACGCCAAATGGACTCAAATATACCCTAAAGGGAATCACCATGAACGCGCCAAAGACGCTCTCAGACATGCTCTCAGGGGTTTGTTTTTTAGATGACGTATACGATAACGTCGGATATGGCGACATGTTCTGGTACGTTAAGCGCGTTGGTGACAAGCTGATTGCTGTTGGTGAAAAATTCGACATTTATGACCCAATGCATCTGGCCTTGTATAAGTCGAACAATGTCTTTGCAACCAGCAAGGCAGCGCTACGTAATGCAGATAAGGTCAAGAAGGAACTCAATGATTTCTACAATGATTGTGTAAGGGGATATGGTGATGAGTAATATCATTTCTCAGTTGAACCGCAGGAGTCTTGTCGAGTACGTCAGTGACGCAGTATTGCAGTCAGATGGAACGTATCGCTGTACCTGTCCATTCCATGCAGGAGCAACGAATCCTACGAGTTTCGCTATTTTCCCAAGTACAAACACCTTCTATTGCTTCTCGTGTCATGCACAGGGTAAAGGTGTTATCTCCTATGTACAGCACCGTGATTCCTGTACATACATGCAAGCTGTAAAGACTCTTTGTGATGACTTTGGGCTCACCATTGATTCCGATGACTCTTTTAATGCTCACATGGATATTGTACAGAGGAACGAGGTATGGGCAAAGGGGATGCAACGGAATCTCCCTGTCATCTATAAGTATCTCAAAAACAGAGGTTTCACGGATGAGACTATCAAGCTCTACGGGTTTGGATACAGCACCAAGAATCAGGTATTGTCTATTCCAATGCGTGATGAATTTGGACGTTGTGTAGCATTCTTGTATCGTCACTTTGACGGTGGCTGTAAGTACAAGAACTCCAAGAATGTTCCTGGGCTGTTTGTCAAAGGCGAATTCCTATATGGTATCAATGAGACCATCAAGAATCTTCGGAGCACTAAAAGCATTATGCTTTGTGAGGGTTCACTGGACGCTGCTAGTGCAACACAACAGGGACTCTGCTGTATGGCCTACTGTGGCATCAGCATTACACGGAGCCATGCGGATAAGGTCACGGAGATTTTACGGCCTATCAAGGGTGGCAAGGTAATTCTTGTACCTGATAACGATGGGAAAGCATCAAAGTTTGTACTGCGTGCGCGTGAGATTTTCCGTAAGTATCATCCGCAGACCGTTGTGAAAGTCGCTGTTATCCCAGACGGCAACAAGGACCTCAATGACATGCTCGTGAATGGCCTTGACATTGCTAAGGATTGTACATACGAACCGTTGGACTACTATTGTGCCAAAGAGATCATCAAGGGCGAGTCCGATAAAGAGGTACAGGAAAAGCTCGTTGTTGAATACATGAAGTCTGTGTCTAACCCTGTAGTCCGTGCTGATATTGCAGAGTATCTGGCAAAGGAATGGGACCGTGATGTCACTCTTGTACGAGAACTGCTGTCTGTCAAGGAAGATACCATTGACGAAAAGCTCAAGGATTTTGTCACAGTAGAACAGGCGTATACTGCACTGGACAAGATGGAAGAGGGCAAGGCAATCACAACAGGTTTCATGAATATTGACGATGCTATTACCATGATAAAGACAGACGTCACCATGATTGCGGGCTATTCATTCTCTGGCAAGACTAGTACAACCTGTCAGATGATATTGAACTGGTGCATCAAGCAGAAATTGAAGGTTCTGTTTTTCTCCTTGGAAATGCCAAGGCAGCGCGTCATGCAGGTTCTTGTTGCACAAATCATGGGGATTCCAAGACATAAGGTACTAGAGTTCATCCATGAGAACCGTGAAACGTATCAGACCATCAGCGATAAATTATCAGACCACTTGTATATCATTGACCGTAACGATTTGTCCATTGATGATATTGAGTCATACCTAAAAATCGCAAATACACACATTGGTACGATTGACGTAGTCATTGTAGACTACTTTGGGTATCTCCGTCACACAGACACGGTAGAAGAACAGGAATCTACGGCAAAGAAGATGAAAGCCATTGCCAAGCGGAACAATATTCTCTTTGTCATGCTATCGCAGCTCAACAAGGCGTCCCAGAACAAGGATAAGGGGCGTATCCCTGAGCCAACAATGAATGACATCAAAGGCGCAGGAGGACAGGGAGCATCCGCAGATACCATACTGCTGCTATGGAAAGCCGATGTAGACACGAGCCTTTCTCCGATTGACCGTGAGAAGAACCGTAATATCTCCTATATCAAAATCGGTAAGGCGCGTGAGAGCAAGAATGGCAATACCATCTTCAAGATGCGGTATGATCCTAAAACATCCAAGGTGTCCGAAGTGGTTGATGAGAATTTCTTAGGAGTGAATAAAGAATGATTCAGAGTTTCAAAGACTTTTGGAGAAAATATCCTCAGAAAAGGACAAGGCTTCTCTTTTGCATTTTTCCTGTGATTATCATCTACATCACACATATCATCGGTGGACTCTTTACATGGTTCTCCGATGCACTCGATGAAGGGACAAGGAAATGGTTATGGAAATGATTTTTGATATTTTCATTGACAACGATAGTTATACGATGTATAATCGTAGATGTCAGCTGAAAGGAGATAGAAATGCTAACATTAGGTTCACTGTTTGATGGGATTGGGACATGGCAGCTTTCAGCCAGACACAATGGGATTAAGCCATTGTGGAGCTGCGAGATTGACCCATATCCATCCGCTGTTTCTCATTACCATTTCCCCGAGACGAAACAGTATGGGGACATCAAAGAGATTCACGGAAATTCCATTGAGTCTGTTGATATTCTTTGTGCAGGTACACCATGCCAGAATATTTCACAGGCAGGGAATCACAAAGGATTGGCAGGAGAACAATCGTCGCTATTCTATGAAGCCATTCGTATTTTACAGGAAATGAGGAGGGCAACAAATGGGAAGTATCCAAGACTCTTCGTCTGGGAAAACGTTGTTGGGGCATTTAGTTGCAATCACGGAAACGACTTTAGAACCGTGCTTGAAGAAATCGGACAAAGTCATCTTCCAATGCCTAGAAAGTGGGGGGGGTGTGGAGTGGCAAGACTTCCGCTCTGTGACATCGCATGGAGAGTCCTTGACGCTCAGTATTGGGGAGTCCCCCAACGTCGCCGTAGAATCTTCCTTGTCGCAGATTTTGCAACCACAGGAAGACGTGCCGCAGAAATACTTCTTGTCGAAAAGAGGTTGTCTGGGGATTCTCAGGAGGGCAGCGGTGAAAAACAAAACCCTTCCAATGGAACTAGAACAGGCACTAAAAGAGCAAGCCGAGTAATCCCAACTTTATTGTCTAGGGATTATAAGGGGATTGCAAACCAGGATTTCCCACTATGTGAGAAACTGGTCATCCCAGAGGTGGACTATGAGAAAGACATATGATGTGCGGTTTTCTTATCTAAACACCAACAAGGCATCTGCACGGTATACCGTGTTTGAGACTAATAAGAGTAGGACACTCAATACACAAGCTAGTGATCCTACTAGTCAACAAGGAGGAGTGGCAATCGTGGAGAATATTGGTATTTTTGATATGACCCACGCTAACAATCCTGTTCAATCGTATAATGGCAAAAAATGTCATACACTTACTAGCCGTATGGGAACAGGAGGAAATCAAGTGCCAGTATTGCATAACAAGGAAATCCGTAGAGTCCGCAAGCTGACTCCGTTGGAGACAGAGAGATTACAGGGCTTATCTGACGGATACACAAACATTGAGTTCAACGGCAAACCTGCAAGCGATTCACGGAGATACAAGGCTATTGGCAATGGCATGGCGGTTCCTTGTTCTGATTTTGTACTGAGAAGGATTAAGGAGGAAGTCGAATGTCAGCAATAGGATTCAGGTGTCCTGATGGGGATACTGTGAAATTCAAGGATTGCCTTGAAGGACATTGCGACCATCGATGTATGGCATTGCCCGCGTTGAACGCCGCAGAAAAAAGCACGCATCACTGGTTTGGAAAACCATCGGTAACACAGTTGCTTGCTCCGACGAGAATCATGTACTTGTCACTGAAAAGTGACTACTACATTGACCCGTTAGGAACTATTGCAGCTATGATAGGTACGAATAGCCATAAAGCCTTTGAGGATGCCGTGCCAGACGGATGGAAAGCAGAGGTTAGACTAGAAGATGACATTACAAGCGGTGCATTTGATAGTTATGACCCAAAGACAAAGACACTGTTCGACTGGAAATTCTATGGTGCGTACAAAATTGCCAAAATGATTGGTATGACTCCTAAATGGGAAAAGAAAACAATTATGCGTGGCAAGCGCAAAGGTCAAGAGCAATGGATTCAGACGTTTGTTCCTGGTGGTGTCAAATGGACACATGACGTAGCATGGCAGCTGAATTACTATAGATTACTCATGAGAAAACATGGGTATCCTGTAGAGCACATGTATGTGAACTGCTTTGTCCGTGGCGGCATTGATAAGACAGCAAAGGGTTATGGTATCGATAAGGCAAGCTACTTGATTCCCATTAATTTCATTAGTGACAAATGGGTGCGCCTGTACTTCAAAACCAAGCATGATCGTCTGATGTATGCATTGGAACACGATGAGATACCACCTGTTTGCAAACGCACTGAGCGATGGGATACATCAAAGAGCTATCCAGACAGACGGTGTAGGGACTATTGTTCAGTCAATAAGTTCTGTCCGTATTATAAGGAGAGATACGAATGAATGACATGAAAATTTTTGAGAACCCAGAGTTTGGCAAGGTTCGTACCATTGTCATCAATGATGAACCTTGGTTTGTAGGCAGGGATGTAGCCGAGATTTTAGGATACACACAGCCTAGTGTGACAATATCCAAAAAGGTTGACATGGACGATAAAGGTATTTCCAGAATGGAAACCCCTGGCGGAGAGCAGTATACAACTATTATTAACGAATCCGGCCTCTACAGTCTTATCCTCTCTAGTAAGCTGCCGACAGCCAAGAAGTTCAAACATTGGGTAACTTCGGAAGTATTGCCGTCTATCAGAAAAACTGGCAGCTATAGTTTGCCGCAGGATTACCTGTCAGCACTAAAATCTCTTGTTGCTTCTGAGGAGGCCAAGCAGAGGTTGCTCGCAGAAAACAAAGTAATGAAGCCAAAGGCAGAATACTTCGATTGCCTTGTGGACCGGAACCTGTTAACGAACTTCCGTACAACTGCCAAAGAGTTCCATATGAAGCAGAAGCAGTTCATTAGCTGGCTACTGGAAAACAAGTTCGTTTACCGTGATGCAAAGGGAAGTCTACAGCCATACTCTGAATATGCCGATTACTTCCATGTTAAAGACGTTAAGTCCACGGCAGGCAATAATTGGGCAGGAACACAGACACTCATTACACCAAAAGGCAAGGAAGCGTTCAGACTCATGCTTGGGAAATAACAAAGGAGAATTATCAGTGACACAACAAGAAGTATATGACATGGCGTGCAAAATTAAACGCTATTGCGATAAGCGAACATGGAGTAAAGAGGAGCCATGTGAGAATTGCCCGTTGAGTATTGAATTTCTGTTTGCGAACAAGACAACTCATTGGGGATGTGCATTGCATGACACGCCAGATACATGGGAATTAGATTGAAAGGGATTCTAATGGAAAGTTATTCTGATTTCTTGAATCACAAGGATATTGTAGTAAAGGCATGTGGATTTGAAGTGGATCGCAATGACCTGAATCCGATGCTCTATGATTTTCAGAAAGACATTGTACGGTTTGCCTTAATGAAAGGCCGTTCAGCAATCTTCGCGGAATGTGGACTCGGCAAAACACCAATGCAGCTTGAATGGGCGAAACACGTTGCCAAACACACAGGCAAACCAGTGCTTATCCTTGCGCCACTCGCTGTAGCTGCACAGACTCAGCGTGAGGGGTACAAGTTTCATATCCCTGTAACTATCTGTGAAACACGGGATGATGTAAAGCCAGGCGTAAACATCACGAATTACGAGAAGATGGAACACTTTGTAGCCGATGATTTTTCGGGAGTTGTCCTTGATGAATCATCGATTCTCAAGAGTTTTACATCGAAAACACGGTATGCACTCATTGATATGTGGGCAAAAACACCATATAAACTATGCTGTACCGCTACACCGGCACCGAATGACCATATGGAACTTGGTAATCACAGTGAGTTCTTAGGTATCATGACACGCGCCGAGATGCTTGCTATGTATTTTGTCCATGATGGTTCTCGTACTTCTCAATGGAGACTCAAGGGACATGCCGTAGATGTGTTCTGGCAGTGGATGGCTAGTTGGTCAGTCATGATTACTAATCCGATTGACTTAGGATACCATGAACACGGATATGACCTACCAAAACTCCATATCCATGAGATTATCGTAGATGGCGATGAACCAGTTCATGAGGAATTATCGCTGACCGAGCGTAGACAGGCACGTAAAGACTCATTGGAATTACGTTGTCAGCGCGCGGCAGACCTTGTGAATAACAGTGATGAACAGTGGATTTGTTGGTGTGACCTCAATAATGAATCCAAGACACTCACGGATGACATCCCAGATGCCGTTGAAGTCAAGGGTTCAGACAAGGATACTCACAAGAAGAAAGCAATGCTTGATTTTGCTAATTCCGATGTACGAGTCCTTGTCACGAAACCGAAGATTGCAGGATTTGGCATGAATTGGCAGAGCTGCCACAACATGATTTTTGTTGGACTCTCTGATTCGTTTGAAGCGTATTACCAGGCGGTTCGCCGCTGCTATCGCTTTGGGCAGGAACATGAAGTCCATGTATATATCATTATCTCAGCAAAGGAAGGATGCGTTAAAGAGAATATTGAGAGAAAACAGAGTGATGCCTTGGTCATGCAATATGAGATGTTGAAGTACACAAAGGAAATCACGAAGAAAGAGCTACGGAAAACCAGTAGACTCTACACGCCGTATAATCCAACAGTTGAAATGAAGTTGCCGAAATGGGAGGAATTTGTAGCATGAATGTTTTGAATCAGGAAGTCAATGAGAAGTTCAGTCTGTACAATGGTGATTCCGTGGAAGTCCTGAAAGGAATCCCGGACAACTCCATTCACTATTCCATCTTCTCTCCGCCATTTGCATCGCTGTATACGTACTCGAACAGTGACCGTGACATGGGGAACAGTAAGACAGACGATGAGTTCTATGAGCATTTCACATTCCTTGTCAAAGAGCTTTACCGTGTAACGATGCCAGGTAGACTCCTGTCATTCCATTGCATGAACCTGCCGACCTCTAAGGTTCGTGATGGTGTCATTGGTATCAAGGATTTTCGTGGACTTCTCATTCGTATCTTCACGGACGCTGGATGGGTTTATCACAGTGAGGTTTGTATTTGGAAGAATCCAGTGACGGCAATGCAGCGCACGAAAGCCCTTGGACTTCTCTGGAAACAGCTCAAGAAAGACTCGGCAATGTCACGTCAGGGTATTCCTGATTTCATTGTGACCATGCGTAAGCCAGGGGATAATCCAGAGCGTGTCACGCATACCGATGAATCATTCCCTTGCAATGTATGGCAGAAATATGCATCGCCTGTATGGATGGATATTAACCAGTCCGATACGCTCCAAAGAAAATCCGCACGAGAAGACAAGGATGAAAAACATATCTGCCCATTGCAGCTTGAAGTAATCAAACGTTGCATTGAGTTGTGGAGCAATCCGAATGATATTGTCCTTGACCCATTCGCAGGAATTGGCAGTACACCTTATGTTGCACTTCGCATGGGCAGACGCGGACTTGGCGTTGAACTCAAGGAGAGTTATTACAATCAGGCCGTGAAAAACTGTAACGAAGCATTGAATATGTCTGTTCTCCACGATCTTGATGGAGAAACGGAATAACTATACCTTAATTGACAACTATAATTGTCATTGACAATTAGGAGGTGATACCATATGGACAATACTTGTCCATGTGAATACTGTGATAAAGACTGTGATGTATGGGAGTCACAATATTGTTGTGAGTTATGTGAATGGTCATTCGGTGGCTATACTCCAGAATCTTATTGTGACAACTGTGATTCAAGTGATATCTAAGGAGGAGTCGTAATGGATAAGAAAATCTCGATTCTGGTTGAACCTTTTGAAGACGAAGGGAAGGTCACGGCATATGTCATTGGGGAGGATGGGAATACATACGAAGGTGATACCGAATACGATGAGTACAATGACATCGACTTCATGGTAGGTGTAAACATTGCCATAAAGAGAGCATTGGAAAAGTACCACAAGAGAAACAAAGACCATATGGATATTAGTGAACATTACTTTGTTCCAGACATCATGGCTAAAGACCTCTATGCCGAATCTTATTGGCTCAACGATGAGATTGATAGGAACCTGAAGAAGCGTGGCCTTGTCTATAAGACCAAAGAAGAAGCCATTGCACGTGCAAAGGAAATGCTCGGTATTGGCTAAGGAACTGCACATCACCATTCCCGTGCCTATCACAGAGAATCATGCGTTCTTTTACAGGAAGGGCATGAAAATCCTGAATAAGCGCGGGAAAGAGTGGATGAAAAATGCAGAGGATTCCATGCGGCAAGCAATGGAGGAACAAGGATGGCAAACGGTTGAGAATGAGAAGGTCATTGTTGAACTATGGCACTATTGGCCTGATAGACGAATCCGTGACTGTTCCAATTCGTTAAAATTGCTCTGTGACTCCATTCAGAATGCAGGGATTGTCAACAATGACCGTTGGCTGTTATGCCGTCAACAGGATTTCAGTGTTGACCGTGATAATCCTCGGTTAGAAATGAGAATCAGGAGGTTTCCCGATGGATCCGACGATGACTAAGTATGAGAAGATGGCATGGTATCTCGGTGTAGAGATAAATGTCCCGTTTCGCATAAAGAATGCCATGGGGTATATCTATGGATGTCCGTACATCATTACAGATCATGGTGTCTTCGATAGGAGTGGCAATGCCGCTCAACTTGCTGCCATGGGTACCATGTTTTCTCGCGATTGCTCCATCGAGATATGCGATGAAGAAGCATGGCATGTTGGTTCTGAGTTCTATTACATCGATGCGGTCGGCAATGTATTCAAAGAATATCTAAATTATACTCTTCCTCAGATTCGATTAATGGATTATGGAAACATCTTTCACTCCCAAGAAGAAGCTGAGAAGTATAGAGATAAAATCAAGGCAATGTTAAACAACAGAAAGTGAGTGGTGTATAAAATGATGGTAATTAAACACGACGGCAGACGAGAACGTTTCAATCTTCAGAAGGTACACGACGCTGTAGTTAAAGCATCAATGCAGGTACATGGGGAAAATGTGTGTAACGAACTTCTTGCCAATAAAGTTACAATGGAAATGGACAAGAAATTCAGTGCAGCAAACAAGGATGTACCTGTTGACACTATCCATGACAGCGTAGAAAAATCTCTTATGAAGCACGACAAAAAGTGTGCCAAGGAGTACATTCTCTATCGCCAGAAGCGCAATGAAGTCCGTATGGCAAAGAGCAAACTCATGAAAACCGTTGGTACTCTCGTTGCAGAAATGAACCATGACAATGCCAATACACAGAATTCCGCCGCGTCTAAGATGTATGGCATTGCTGAGTCTGTGTCTAAGCCATACTTCCTCTCTCATATGACACCGAAGTTCGCAGAAAATCACAAGAAGGGCATCACTTATATTCATGACCTTGGGTACTATGGGTTGACATGGAATTGCTTCTTTAATCCGTTGGGGGATATGCTTGCCAAGGGATTTGATAATGGTGTTGGCAGTATCCGTTCTCCGAAACGCATTGCTAGTGCCGTAGCATTGTCATGCATCATCCTTCAGAGTTCCCAGAATGATATGTTTGGAGGTCAGGGATTCCTTCGCTTTGATTCTGACCTTGCAGATTATGTCAAGAAGGAATACGAATGGCAGAAGAAGCGTATTGAAGATGATATGAAGGTTGTCAGCGGTGGCTATGTCAATCATGAGAAAGCCAAAGAACTTGCAATGAAACACACAGAGGAAGCCGTATATCAGGCGATGGAAGCCTTTGTGTACAATATGAATACAATGCGTTCTCGTAGTGGTGCACAGGTCACATTCAGTTCTGTAAACTTTGGCACGGATACATCAAAGTGGGCAAGAATGATTTCTAAGAACCTTTTTAAAGCATATATTGCAGGTCTTGGCAATGGCGAGAACCCAATTTTCCCGAATCTTTGTTATAGATTCAAGAAGGGCATCAATGCAAAGCCGGGCGAACCTAACTTCGACATCACGGAATTAGCGTTGGATTGCATTGGTAAGCGTATTCAGCCGCGTTTTGTCTTTGCTGATTCTCCTGCATACAAGGGAATGTCACTGGATAACATTGGAACGATGGGCTGCCGCACCGCTGTTCGTGGTAATGTCAATGGCAGTGCCGATACAAATGCAAGAGGTAATCTGTTCTTTAATACCATTTCCTTGCCGTATGTTGCACTGGAAGCAAAGCGTAGAGCAAAGGAAAAGAACACGGATGTCATGGATGAATTTACGCCCTATTTCCATGAAGTTGTTTCCGATGCAATCGATGAACTTCTTGAACGCTATGATGTCGTGAAGAATCTCAAGGTCAAGGACATTCCATTCGTTGGACAGTGGTGGCAGGGACACGAAGGACTCAACCATGACGATACCGTTGAACAGATGGTAAAGAATGGTAGTCTTTCCGTCGGATTCCTTGGCCTTGCAGAGTGCCTTACTGCTCTCATTGGAAAGCACCATGGCGAAAGCAAGGAAGCCCAGGAACTTGGCCTGAAAATCATTGGCTATATCCGTCATGAGACAGATGCAGCCACGGAGAAATACCATTTGAACTTCGCAACGTTCGCTAGTCCTGCGGAATCCGCTTGCTATACGCTCCTTAAGAAATGCCGTAATGAGTTTGGCATTGTAGATAGAGTGACGGACAAGGAGTACTTCACCAATGGCAACCATGTCCCTGTCTCGTGCCATGTTGATATGAAGCAGAAGGTTGACATTGAAGCTCCATATCATCTCCTTTGTAATGCAGGTGATATTTTCTATATTGAAGTAGGACGTTCACCGAAATACAACAAAGAGGGACTGTTGAAGCTCTTGAATTACATCGCTGACAGCGGCATTGTGTATGGTGGTGTAAATTGGGTGATGGATTTCTGCAATGATTGCCACTATCGGGGTACTTTTTCCGATGGTAAATGCCCGAAGTGTGGTAGCACGAATTATAAGGAAACCAAGATTATCACGGGATACCTTTCTACAGAGGACCATTTCAATGCAGGTAAAGTTGCAGAATCTCGCGACCGTGTTTCTCATGCAGGGGGTGATGCGATTTGAAGATTGCCGGATTAAGACCTACAAGTCTTTTTGATGGAGGTGGCATTAACTATGTCATTTTCGTACAGGGCTGTCAGCACCATTGTAAAGGCTGCCAGAACCCGTCCACATGGGATTTCAATGGTGGCGATGAGATTCCAGTAGATACGATCATCGAACAGATAAAGCCATATATTGGATTCATTGATGGCATCACTTTCTCTGGTGGCGACCCTGCATATCAGATGTGTCAGGTGAAAATCATTGCAAAATGGGCAAAAAAGCACGGATTGACCGTAACTATGTACACTGGTTTTTCAATGCTTGCCTTTGATAAAAATGACCTTCAGTATATTGACTGTGTGATTGATGGTGAATATATTGAGAAATATCATAGCCCAGATATTCCGTTCCGTGGTTCATCCAACCAGCACATCTGGAAGAAGGACAAGGACAATCATTGGTATAAGGAGGAATAACCATGATTAGGGACATTGCAAACCATGTCTTATCAATCGGCGACCATGTCATCATCATTAGTCGCATCCATAAGCCTTTTGAATCGGAAGGGATGATTATTGGACTCAAAGAACTTTTCAATCCAGATACAAAGGTAATCAAGTATCGTGTTCAGGTAGAGGTCCTTGAAACAGACAGTAGAGGAACCTACGATGTAACAAAGTCATGGTTCAGCCCAACGAACCTCATCAAGAAGGAGAGTGATTTCCATTGAGGAAACTGGCATCTGTACAGATCATCCGTAAGTTATCGCCAATCAAAGACGCCGATCGTATTGAATTGGCACATATCGAAGGTTTTCAATGTGTCGTTCCCAAAGGGTATCATGTCGGTGATAAGGTTATCTATATTGAGACAGACAGTATTTGTCCGAAGAATGAGACCTTTGTATTTCTCAAAGGCCATTCCCATATCAAACTACAGAAAATCCGTGGCGTATATTCTCAGGGTATTGCACTGGAATATCATGGGGATGCACCTGTTGGCACAGATATGACTGAGGAACTCGGTATTGTAAAATATGAACCCCCAGAGCAGCCAATGGATACCGTAGGAGCCTTCCCTTGGTACGTTCCTAAGACCGACGAAGTACGAGCACAGAACATTCCAGAGCTGCTTACAAAGTACAAGGGTATTCCCTGTTATGCTACGGAAAAGCTCGATGGTTCATCTTGTACGATTTACCGCAGCAAAGGCCATATCGGTGTCTGCACTAGAAAGCGTGAGGTTGACAGTACCTCTCCCATGTTTAGAACAGCAGAGAGACAGGGACTACTCGACTTCATTTCTAATTTAGACAAGGACATTGCCATTCAAGGTGAATTTGTCGGGCCGAAACAACAGGGCAACCACCTGCATTTGCCTGAGCATCACATCTACGTTTTCTCTGTGTATGACATTACCAAACAGGGATACTTCGACCAAGACACAATGGACTTGTTCCTTAATTTCCACAACGTTGATACCGTGCCGCTTGTCAATGAATTTGCACTGACCGACAATATCGATGAATTGGTAGGAATGGCAATCGGCAATAGCACCTTTGGTAATTTCCCACGAGAAGGTATTGTGATTCGTCCTGTTGAACCGATTGAAGGTTTACAAGGCTTCCCAGGAAGTCGCTTTTCCTTCAAAGTAATTAACCCTGAGTATCAGATGAAAAGAGGAGAATAACATTGTTAGAAGTAAAGAATGTAAATGTGTATGGCTTAGAGGAATCGTGTGTGGCATCTGGTTACCCTATGTCAACAGGAGACACCGCAGTCATCAATGGATGTACTGACAAGGACATCAACCGAATGAAACGACTCGGCAGTGTCCCAGCTGGTTCAGGTCATGATTGTGCGCTTAAAGGTATCATCGTACAGTTTGACCTGAAAGCACCTATCAAGGTATGGACAGAAGCAGAACGTTACCATTGGTTCGACATCGTTTCTTCCCAGTCTACCATGCACAGACTGTCTAAGATGGACATCAAGTCCTGCATGGATGAATCCGTTGACTATCGAATGATTGACATTATGATGGAACTGCAGAATGACTACCTTGTCAAACAGGAGATTGCAAAACAGACTGGGAATAAGGAAACAGCAAAGGCAGCTAAAGATGCATACCTTAAGCTTCTCTTGTCCTGTCCTGTTGGTCTTAACCTGACCGCAAGAGTCACCACGAATTACTTACAGCTGAAAACAATCTATCGTCAGCGTAAGAATCATCGGCTTCCGCATTGGCACGTATTCTGTGATTGGGTAGAAGACCTGCCATACGTAAGGTACTTCGGCGTTGTCGATTAAGGCTTACCTCATTGCAGACAATTATGGCAACGTGTGGGCAATGCGTTCCACCGTTGCTTCTGCAATGGAAAAAGCAGAGGAATTACATAGCAAGCACCCACAAATCCGATTCCGAATTCATTTAGTAACTGAAACTAGAATTATCAAACAGGAGGAATTACATTGAATATCGAAGTAATGTACCACAATCCAAAATGCATTTTAGAGCGCAAGGGCGACTGGATTGACGTCAAGTCCGCTGTCAATATCACGTACCCAGAGAATACCGCGTTCCTTATCCCATTGGGATTCTCGTGTAAGCTCCCAGATGGATATGAGGCGCATCTTCTTCCTCGTTCGTCCACATTCAAACGCTATGGCATTATCATGACCAACTCTATGGGTATCGTTGACAATGCATACTCTGGCAATGATGACATCTGGCAATTCCCTGCCTACTCCCTGAGAGAGGGCAAGATTTCCGTAGGCGACCGCATTGCTCAGTTCCGTATCGTCAAGAAAATGCCAGAAGTTCCCGTTGAATCCGTTGACCATCTCGATGGTGAAAACCGTGGCGGCTTTGGGAGCACAGGGAAATGAAACAGCAGAATCTTAGTGGCATGACCATCGTCAGAATCCTGATTGACTATGGAAACACAGGATTTCTGTATTGCATGACCATTGCCACAAAAGACAAAGACGTACTGCTAGATTGCATGAAAGGCTATTCTCGTGACGTTCGCTATTTGGATATCAAAAAGAAAGCAGGGAAGAACGATAAAGGCAATCGTAGACTCCCCGATGGTTCTATTATCATCGGTGCAGCTGCCTTTGGTGACAAGGTATCGGCAAACACAGCCTTTAATAAATCAGAAAACCGCATGAATCTCATTCGTAAGGCGGTGATTGTATGAAAGATGCAATAGAGCAATTCCTTGATGATTACAATGCAGGGCGCATTGATGTGAATGACCTCCAACGTAGGATCAACTACATGGATTGGAGCCAGAACAAGCCAGCGGCAATGCCAATGGATTACATTGAGTCCAGTGAAGAGCCATGTGAGACTCTTGTTAACAGAGAGAAGTCCGACGATCTTGCTATCGCATTGCATGACTTAAAAATGAACCTTTCAGACGATGACTGGGACATGTTTCTCATGACCGCCAATGGTTATACCCAAAATGAAATTGCAAAGAAACTGCATTATACCCGTAGCTCAGTCATACGGCATATGCAGCGCATTGCCAAAATCAAGCCAGAGTTGCGTACCCTGCTGAAAAAGGATACTCCAATGTATTTTGCGGACACGCCGAAGGATAAGCTACGGTATCCTATGGATATTGCACGGAAGGTCACTGACTCAGATGGTAAGGTTCGTTGCCACCTTCCTGAATATCTCCATACCCAGAATTGTGATTCCATCTGTACCTATTGCCAAAACTGCACACGTAAACAATAAAAAAACAAGGGCTATCTTAATGGTAGCCCTTGTTTTTTTATTGTCATATCCTTTTGCCATTCTTTAGATTCATCATATCTATACGAAATACATAACCTTCGCCATGTCTATGTCCGAAGTCTGTCCATACTAAATGGTACAGGGGAGCTAGTGCCCTTTGGCGCGCGGAAAGAGATTTGCTCATAATTTGCGGCCAATCATTTTTCATTTGCCCTTTTTCTGCTGTCCAGCATTTTTATCCTTCCACTCTTCTATTAGCGGCTTGTACAGTCGCTCTTCTGCTGCTTTTCGTGCAGCAGCTGCTTCTTCGAGCGTGTCAAAGTAGCCGAGCTCAAATTTCTGGCCACGAAATCCGATATTAGCTCTGTACTTTCCACGGCGCGTACTATACGACACGCCGCGAATCCCCGTGCTGCTGCGACTTGTCGCCGTCGCCGTACTGATCTTATTGATATCAGTACCTTTGTAGAGCTTCGGCTCTCGTGACTTTATTGCGGTCTGCTTTAGCGCGCAACCGCAGGAGATAATGTCACCATTCAAAAGGTGGCTCTTGTTTATTTCTTTTACATTCCCGCAGTCGCACCGGCAGAGGACTCGGCGATAGCCCAGCTCTTTGAGCACAACCAACTTTCCAAACCGTTGGCCTACCGTGTCTTTTATCAAGTCACGGCGCGTGTGCCGTCTAACGCACGATCCACAAGACCGTGCAAGGCCGCGCTTGACATTCGACTTATTAAATTCCTTCTCTCTGCCGCAGTCGCATCGGCAGAGGATACGACCGCCGCCTAGCTCTTTGATGACTGTGAGCTTGCCAAAGCGCTGTCCTGTCAGATCATCCCTGACCATGTTTCCCACCTTCAAAAAAGGGGGCAGCTTTTGTGAGCCGCCCTCCAACATCACCATCAGAACCCATAGACCTCAGAAATGTCCATCAGGTCCTCGTCCTCGATGTTATCGAGGTTTTTCAACGTGCGAGACCCGTCCTTAAGCACCATGGTGATGCGCTCCTTACCAAGCTCATCACTGTCGATGACACTGATATCAACGCCGTCAACCTCTACGTTGTAGAGATCGAAGATGCGACCGCTGTCGAACTCCTTGCTGTCAATGCTCTCCGTGCTCTCAATCACTTCCATGATATCTTCTCTGGTCATTTTGATTACCTCCCGTCTTTTGGCTATCCCTTATTCGTTGTTCCAAATTTCATCTTCCAGTTCTTTAGTAATGTCTTTCTCAATGTAATCAAATACAATTTCCCTTATTGCATCGTCAATGGTGGCTACGCTATTAAACTCATCCTTTTCGAGGCTAGCGCATACGGATTTACCGTACCCCATTGTCAGGTTCACATACCCATATTTCCTTTTCGTGTCAATATCAATCTCGATCGTTGCCTTCATTGTAATCACTCCTTATCAATTATCTCTTTGTTGCAATCGATAGTAAGACGAAGAAGAAAATCCCTGCTGTAATCATTCCTTCATCATCTCCCTACTGACCAATACCTGTGCCGTGTCTCTTGTTACAAGGTATGCCTTGATGCTCTGAATCTGTTTCATGATCTCATCCAACTTACTGTCAACTGTATTCGACGTAGAGTCATTAGATTCCTCCATGGAATAGCTGCCAGTTCTACGGATGGACGGCAGGACCTCACTAGTTACCCAATGTTTGAATCGTCGCGCCGATTCTAGTTTGCTGCCAAAGATAAGGGCATACAGTCCCGATTCGTTTATTATCGTGAGTCCTCGCGGTGGTACATTGAGTCCCGTGATGTTGATAGGAGAGGGGAATGGGTTTTCTAAAGTGGATGATTTCTCCACTTTAGAACCATTCTCATTTGTACTACGGTTTTTCAAACGCCCTAAAACAAGGCTTTTAGAACCATTCTCATTTATATCATGGTTTTCCAAAGGGTGTGAAATACACCTTTTAGAACCATTCTCATTTAGTATGACGATACCCATACCATCCTTCTGCTTCAACAACGCCTTATCTTCGGTATATACGTGATCCCTAATAGCATTTTTCTTCATAGAGTATCCTAGATTTTCAGCAACGTCCTTACCAACAAACCATGGATTCCCATTCGTATCTTCGATGACACGCAACTGATGGAATTCCGAACAAGAAAACGATACGACATTCCCCGCTGGATTTCCTTGTGGTAAACTCCTGTCAATTCCCTGAACGTTCAATGCTCTATCCATATCAGCCATAGTAAACAACCATGCTCCTTTTGGATATGTCTTATGGAATCCATTTTCATCACAAAGGTGAACACATTCACTCCGTGACAACTTAGTAGGCGTAATGCCATTCCTTCTGCAAAAACTATGCATGCCGCCTCTTGATTTTACTCCAATGATTTTCATAAAGTCTTCCGACGTAAAAACACGGGTTCCCTTATACTGCATGATAAACCTCCTGTAAAACACTTTTAGTTCTATTCTCGTCTGGATTCAGGTAGCCCATTGTCGTTGTGACACTTGCATGGCGCATGGCTACCTGGATGTCCTGCACGGGGATTCCATTGCGCGACAAAGTGTTAGCAAAATACCTTCTCAGGCTATGCGCGTGAAAATTCAAACCATTGTCATGGAACTCATTGCGGATAAGCTGTGCAAGGCCATTGCAGCTCATGCGCATCCCTCTGTGATTCAGGAAGAGGGCAGGGGAATCACTATTTCTTTCCTTAATATATGCCCTGAGACTCGACAAGACTCGCGGATGAACCAATGGAATGATAGCATCGCGTTTCCCCTTGGTATTCCGTAGTCTCAGCCTGTTCCTTCTCAAGGTGTCATCCATGTCAAGTCCAGCGACTTCTCCAATGCGTAACCCATTGTAAGCCATCAGGGCGAACATGGCTCGATCCCTGTGCGTCAACAGATTACCCCATACAAGTTCTATATCCTTATCCGTTGGGCACTCTTGTATAGTCACATTTGGCTTATATGACCTAATAAGTCGCCTATGTGCCTTATCGTACATGTCATTGTACTCAAGGGCAATACAGAGCACCTTAAGTGTTTGCTTTTTCGTGCTGTCTGCAAGGTCATTGCCAAGGAACGCCTTAATCTCATCCAATGAACCGTCCTCGAAGTACCTCAATGCATTTCTATAGTTCTTATATGTGTTCTCTGATTTTGTTGCGTGAACATCATCCAGGAAGTCACGCCATAAACTCATGTCTCCCATGTTCTTCCCATCTCCTTTCAGCAGCTGAACGAATAACCTTATCCTTCATGGTTCTAATCAATGGACGCTCCCCAAGGTTGTACAATGCCCATACCCTGCGTTCCGTTTCAAGGCAATAGCAGGGGACACGCCATTTCCTTTTTCTATCCTTGTCATACTCAGGCTCTCCAATAGTCCTGTATGTCAATACATGTTTCATTTACCAAACCTCCAAACGCCATTGTGTTCCTCTACGTGAAAATGCGATACTTCGTTGCCAATCGTGTTATATACCGTGCCACCTTCTCCAATTTTCCAGATACCATCAATATAAAAGCGTTTAACCTTCTCTAACATTTCCTTTTCAGAATATGCTTCTAAAATAATCCTCTCCATGTCATTATCCTGCCTTTCTATGTGCCCTATAGCGATCCGCAACACGTTCCAGAGCAATCCTCTGGATCTTTCCTAAAGTGTACACGTCATCGCATGGTGTTCCTCTTGCAAGATTCCTGTATTCCTTCCGTACATCTTCCGTGAATTCACGGATGAAAGTGTTGAATTCCTTCATGGTTATCACTCCTTAACCAATAGCAGGCGTTCTCATGGCATTACGTCCATCGTTGACGCCACTGTTATAAGCATGGGTATTACAAGTTACACCGACATGCCTTGTCTTGGCGTTCGGGAAAAGCTCCTGGATTTTGTCATCAACCTCTTTCGGCGTAACCAATACTAGCGCTTTAGCCTGTTTTTCCATCTCGCCTTTGATTGCCTGGGTAAAGCCAAATCCATAACTCTCAGCGATTCCTTTAGACGTTCCAAACATTTTCTTATGATAGTTCTGTTCTTTCTTCATGCCTACCTTACAGATTTTCCGTAACTTATTGTAGAGTAAAATGACGGCTTTCCGGTCCGCATCCATTCCAATGATATAGACAAACGACTTCCTATTGACATTTCCAGCGGTATAACGATGTGAAACAATGGCTTCACATCTCATATTCCTGGCAATCGCAGAAACTAAACGAATCTCCCATTTCCTTACACTCTTCACATCAAGTCTCTCACCATCGGCCTTTTCGGGTTCATCGCCAATCTCTGCTAATTCAATGTGATACTTTCCAATGAGTTTTTGCACCATCTTTGCAGCTGCCGCAGCCTCTTCCATGGTGCAGCTATTCTCAACCGTTTTCGCCAGTAATTTTTCAATCTTTGCCTTGATGTCCATGATATACCTACCTTTCTAACCTAATGAATACCATGCAGAGGACAAGGAAGTTAACCTTGTCCCTTGTATTGCTGTCCATTAGTCGTTGTGTTGATCCTCTGGAGCAAAAAATGTATGGATGTTTACAACCGCCCGTTTACCAAACATTGCCACCTGCTTTCTTCTAATTTCTGCAACAATTGGATTGTAATAGTCTAAATCGGCTAATCCCAATAACAAACCCAATCTCGTATAAGCACGTTGTGCCGCCATCATGCGTGTATTGTTATCGCGTGCATGACACATGACTCTATTTAAGCGGATAAGCTCTTCCCCTAATTCTTCCATTTTCTGCTCCTTGATAGTTTTTTCCATTGTCATACCTCCATGAAAAACTTCGCATATTTTCCTGTTTCTCCATTGCAGTTATATGCTTCAAATTCATTTACAATCGCCCGAAAAGTCCGTCCGCAACTATTCGTTACAGGAATGGGCTGATCAAAAAGTGAGTCTGCACGGATATTCACTGGACACAATGCAATCTTGTGTCCTTCATTATATGCCTTTTCCGCCTTGTTTCTCGTGATCCTCTGCCATGTCGTACCATTGTCGATGTATGTCTCTTTTCTCATTTCAATTGCCCCTTCCTATGGTTAACTTGTAGTTGATACCATAGAGTCTACAAGGGGCAATCCCTTGTAGACTCTAGCTACCAATTACAGGTAGAGAAAACTGCATTCGTCCCCATACTCGTTGAGGAGTCTTTCCGTGACTTCATTGCTGTACATCTGTGTCGTGATGTACCTTCCTTTAATTACACGGCCTAGATTGAGACTCTTTAATTCGTTCGGCGAGAAGTTACGCCACCCCTGTTCTTCCTTGTACTTCCATGCGGCGTATACATGCACCAATGCGTTGCCGTTCTTGTCGTTGCCAACGAGATGGATAGTGAACAAATACTCTTTCATTTCTTACGCTTCCTTCCTGTGATTCATGTAAACAGCTAACCCGATTACATACAGCCCTAAAGCCGTATGTGAATGAACGAACCCCGCCATGTCAAGGCATGGCGCAATGGGTGAAAACCATCCTGCTACCATCGAGAGTAGCAGAAGGATTCCAAGAAGTAATATGTCCTTCATTGTTTAGTCCTCTCCGTGCCCTTATTTCATTCCGATAAGCAGACGCGCTGCCTGATATAATGCCCTAGCCTGTACATCTAACCATGTCTCTCTGCTGTTCGGCCGTAACTCGCCATTGTGTTTGCGCTTAATTTCACTCGACGTACATACACGCTGGCAGATATCGCCGTCATAGATGAGACTAAGTCCACCATAACTATACTGCTTCCAGTCCTTCGCGCCATTTAACAGGACTTCCTTCGTTATCTTGTCACCGTCAAACCTATCGAGAAGATCGACGGCATACTCGATAACTCCGCGCTGCCATGCGGAACGCGCCTTGCTGTAACGGATATCCAATGCTTTTTTGATTTCTTCCTTTTTCATTTTGATTTCCCCTTCCTATCAGTAAATCGTACCATCTTCGAGAAATTCGTAACCATTGCCCTCTGCATAATCACGTGCATCATTATCGGTAAAGCCGTAGTATTCATCAGATAACTCTTTCAGATAAGCCCATTCAAGCTCGTCAAGAAAGTCGCGAACAGAAGGAGACTTGCCTTCTCTCAAGTCATTACACCAACTTTCCCACGCGTCCTTTACGGCAAAGTCATAGCACCATCCTGAGAACGGACAATTGTCCATCCAGTCTTTTCTCTCAAGATGGGAAATGCGTGAGGTGCACCTCTTTCCTAAATCTTTATAGACAACCTTCTTTTTGTTCGCTCCATCGAAAAGATTGTTCGTGATGTACTTGTACGCCTGAACTCCTTTAATTTCGTCCTCATAGATATCTAGCTTGATATAGCCGCTTCCATCAATGCCGATGGAGTAGTCATTGATTACGATTCCCATTTTAAGCATAGCTTCCTTCATGCAGTCAACAAGCTCGTCACAACTCATTTCCATTACAGAATCCCTAGCTTCCGCGATAACCTTTTCCTTAGCCTTGTCGGAAAGCTCGTCGAACTTGTAAATTTTGGTGATAGTCGTTTCAGTACGCATAATTGTTACCCCTTTTCTATTCAATCCGTACCCCTTAATGGATACCATAGAACCTACAAGGGATTGCCCCTTGTAGACTCTAACTGCCCATTAAGCGTTGCCTAACTCCATTTCAACCATATACTCGAGTCCCTTGCCACAGCAGACCCACATACCATCGTCTGCTTCGACGAGACTGAAATTCTTGCCACAGCAATGATCCACGGCTTTTCTAGTGGACGCGCCTGCCGTTCTGTTCGGATAACCGTCCCACTCATGGTCTTCAACCCATGCATCCCTTTTCTTTTTCGAGTCAAACGCATAGAAGGTAAAGGCTCCGCCATTCATTGACTCGTAGGAGATGTTGACTCCCCAACGGCAATATTCTGCATAGTACTTTTTCATAGCAATCATCCTTCCTGTTCTTCGTTTTCATCATACTCATCGGCGTGCAATGCGTTGATGATAACCGACGCTTCTGCACTCATTTCCGTGCCCTCTACGGATTCACTGTAAATCACATCGGGCGCATCCCAATTAATATCGGCTTTTGCCATGCGAGTGACACGGCCTGAACGATGGCGAACAACATAGTGCTCGCCCTTGTACGCGACGTAGATGCCGCGATTTTGAATGGAAATCTCACTGTAACCCTTCATGATTCGTTACCTCTTTCTGTAAATCCTTGATTGACACTATGGAGCCTACAAGGGATAACCCCTTGCAAGCTCTTACTGTCAATTAAGCAACAAAGTAATCGACGGGGAAGAATGGGTCATCCTTGAGTCCTTTCTTCTCCCAAACAGCCTGTGCAGCTGTCAGCGGATTCATGCCAACTTCATAGGTGACATCATTGGCACGGCACTCAGCGATAAGGGCCTTTCTATCTTCTTCAAAATAAAAGCCATCCTTGCACCAAAAGACATACGTCACATCAAGCATAGATTCCAGACTCTTGGTCATGTCGGTGAGAACGTCTTTTTTCTCGCCGTTGGGCATTCCGTCGATAAAGACCATCGCCTTCTCAACAACTTCACGGGCTTCACGGCTCGTGATCTTGCCTTCCAACAGCCAGAGACGATTGTTGTTGACTTCAGTGTAAAGGTTCAATGCTTTCTTCATGACAAATCAATTCCTTTCTGTTATAATATAGTTAACAATATATTGCAGGGCTTAAACATTGCTGTTCTGTTTGTTCCGCTGTTTTGATCCGTTGGCAACTACGAGAACGCCGATTACTTAGCCAGGGACGCAGCCACAAGGGCATTGTATGTTCGTCGGCTGCAATGCTTAAGCACTGTATATACAGTGTTAACATCGGCAAGTCATTGCTATCATGCGGGTTTGTATTCTCATCTCTGAGTCATAGCCCGTGTCATGCACGATAACGCTTTCGCGGCTTCACTAAGCGTTTAGGCTCGCTGCAACATCACAGCGTTTATTTGTTTGTCTTACTTCTTTATCTCTCTTTCTGTTTATATTATATAGTAATTTAGCTATATAGTGAAGCTGTAAAGAATGACGATATGGTCAATAAGATACATAGTATAGCTAATTAGCTCTATATATCTCATTCAATCGCATTAATGCTCTTAATTTCAAAAAAGCGTCAAAACAGATGTGCAGTACAAGGAGATACGTAGGGGATCAGTCAATATGCAATGCATATATGTATAGTATGTAATAGGAGATGTACAGTATGTCATTGAAACACAAACTAAAGGTACTATGTGCTAAGAATGATATAACATTATTAGACATAATGAAGGCATATAATAAAGCATACGACAAGTCAATGGTATCGGCGACATTTTATAAAATGATAAATAATAATAATATCAAATGGAATACATTATCAGATATGCTTGACTCAATCGGATATGAGATTGTTTTTCGTCGCAAACGCGATGCAGATCAATGAAATTGTTTTTCTAAATTCAATTGGATTCAATGAATGAAAGCAGCCAATACATATGAATAACCGTTCATATGTCCTGGATCACTCATTGTGTTCGTTGTGCTTACATTGGTATCCGTTGTATTCGTTGATGTTACGTTGAGATTCCAACAAGATGTATAGATATACATGTGATGCATAGAGATGTATGGGATATATGTTCTAGTCATCGCGCGTTCTATACCACTGATATATGAACGGTTATTCATATGTTATCAATGAATAGCTGTTGATCCTGACGATGGTATATCATTGTAATTCGCATGGTTACAATGAGTATCTATGTCATTCGTCGAGATGCGTTATCACATCATACAGGATCAGCAGCACATCACATACGATTACATATAGTAATATTATGTATACAATGGCGTAATATAAGGGATTCGCGGACAATTTATTGGATTGTACACGGCACATGGACATGGTGGGTGGGTGCTTTTCGGCAGGCCAATCTGGGAAACGTTATCAGAAAATTTCGCGGCATAGTCTCAGCACAAACCGCGCACCTCAGTGGAATTTTTACGCATCTCTGTGGAAATTCTACGATTTCAGTGAAAAACACCGCAAACCCTTGTAGCGTAAGGGTTTATCAAGGGTGAAACAGATGAATCCGTTGCCATTTCGTTGCAGAATCGGGTCACAGCCTTGTAAATCAACGGTTTAGGCATGGTGATACAGGTGATACCTAAATGGGCGCATACGGCATTGTAGAGGTTCAGAAAAATTTTTTGTATTTTTTTTGAGATTTACCGAACAATTACCCCCTTTTTTCGACATTATATATAGAGGGGTAATTTTATTGACCACTCAATCCGGACAAGGTGGAGCTGTAGTGACCCAGCAATGCGTCCAAGCGTGAGCCTTGTCTTTTCTTCTTTCTTTCCCTTGGAAGATGTTGGCATCTCCCAGAATATTCCTTGCCTGACCGTAGGAAGTCGGGCTATTTCTCTTTACCTACATGGTGCAAGTCAGAGTCATGCATTGGAACCTTCACGGCGGCAGTGACAGGGTAAAGAAGAAAGAAAGGGAAGTCGTGGGGGAAAATATACCCTTTTGGGGTTATAGGGGAGGACATAGAGATACTATAGAATACATTGAATCTCTGTAGACAGACCTTTAGAAGATTCACTTCGTGAATCATTTGCTTCGCAAATAATAAATACAGACAGACAATGAGATACATAGTAAAGCATTGAGTATACATTGAATCTCTATAGAATGCATTAATAACAACGATAGAACTATAGATACTAACCATAGTTCCTCCGTTGATAACAATGATGAACATAGAGTTAATGAATAGGCAATGTGTGAATAATGATGGTTCCAAACCTTCCCTTGATTAAACAAAATCACTTACGCTAGTAAGTATTTGCGAAGCAAATTTGAACACTGTATGAACCATGTGACCATTGATAAGACTATAGTCTTTCAATCAAATCATTGGAATACGTTAGAAGAACTATGAATTTGCTCTATAGGCCTAATAACAAAAATGTAATGATAGTCATTGGTACACATAATATACAATGTATAACCATAGAATCCCTCAAATGGGATACTATAACCTTTTTGGCAAATAGCACCATGTCAATAGTGTATTTTTTAATATTTTCATTGACAATCATAGTTATATATTGTATAATCATAAATGTCAATGGATATAACAAAAGGAAGTGAGAAGATGGAAAAATACAATATGGGTTTCAAATTTAGAATTTATCCAAATAAGACACAACAACAACTGATTAACCGCACGCTCGGCTGTTGTCGTTTTGTATACAACCATTTTCTTGCTATCCGTCGTGACGAATGGAAGGCGAATCATAACTCACTGACTTACTTCAAGACAAGTAAATTACTCACTGACCTAAAGAATCGCGAGACTACATCATGGCTTAAAGAAGTAGATTGCCATGCATTACAGCAATCACTGCGTGACCTTGACCGTGCCTATGAGAATTTTTTCAAAAAGAGAGCAGGGTATCCTCGGTTTAAGTCTAAACATAACCATAGTCAGTCTTACCGCACAACCAACGGTAATAGGGATACCAGTATCCGTATTGTAGGTAAAAAGATAAAACTTCCAAAGATCGGCTTTGTGAAAATCAAACAGAGTCGTACTTTTGAAGGTCGTATCTTAAATACTACGGTAAGCCATACCGCTTCTGGAAAATACTTCGTTTCTCTTTGTGTAGAACTAGATAAAGAAAAGCTAGTATGTTCTAGTAATGGCGGTAAAATTGGTATCGACGTTGGCCTTAAAGAGTTCTACTCTGATAGCAATGGAAATACTGTTGCTAACCCTAGAGTTCTTAAAAAGCTATTGAAAAAACTAGCTAGAGAACAAAGAAGGTTATCTCGTAAGATGCCAAGGTCTAAGGACAGAGAGAAAGCTCGTATTCGTGTAGCTAAAGTGTATGAACGTATTGCTAACATTCGTAAAGACTTTTTGCATAAGTTGTCCACACGGCTTACTCGTGAAAATCAAACGATTGCTGTGGAACACTTAAATGTAAAGAGTATGTTACAGAACCATAGACTAGCTCGTTCCATTTCCGATGTAAGTTGGTCAGAGTTCTTCCGTCAGCTTGAGTACAAAGCAGAGTTACATGGTGGAGAAGTTCTAAAAGTAGATACGTTCTATCCGTCGAGTCAAATTTGTTCTCATTGTGGCTATCAGAATACAGAAATTAAAAACCTCGGTGTTCGAGAGTGGACTTGTCCTAAATGCGGTACGCATCACGATAGGGACATCAACGCCGCAAAGAACATTTTGCGTAAGGCACTAGAAGATAAACAAGTAGCTTAAAAAAACATACATATATACCGTGGGGTACACGGAAATTCACGCTTGGGGAAATCGTGTAAGACACCAATTCTTTGGAGGCGGTGCAGTGGTTGTCGAACCAAGAATCCCACCCGGCTTTAGCCGTAGAGAGTGCCAAAAAGAAATTCCGCTGTTTAATAAAGGCCGTGACAAACTTTACAAAAGGATGTCCAATGAATAACATGTAATGTTCAATGGCATCCTTTTTTTAATGACAACCTACAATAGGAGGAATACGTATGAAGGATAAGGAAGTACCTCTGTTCAACAAGGATCGTGACCGTTTTTACAAGAAGATGTCCAATGAACAACATGTGATGTTCGATAGCATCCTTGAGGTTCCATTTACCTTTGTAGAAGCAAAAGCAGGTTCAGGCAAGACAACCGTTGCATTTGCTGCTGGTATTGACATGCTCGCCAATGGAGTTATCAGTAAAATCATCTATATTATCAAACCATCGAAACGCAGTTATGCCAACGGATATCTGCCGGGTGACCTTGAGCAGAAAACAGCGCAGCTATATTACGCCGCATACGATGCACTGGAAGTCCTTGGCTTTTCCCAGAGAGACATCCAGGCACTCATCAATACAGAGCAGGTCATGCTCATTACGGACAATAACCTTCGCGGTGTAAACCTCATGGACTGCCTTGTTATTATCGACGAAGGGCAGAATATGGGTGTGAGTGATCTGCGTCTTGTCCTGACACGCATCCATGATGATTCCAAGTGCGTGCTCCTTGGTGATTCCCGTCAGAGCGATAACCCAGGCGACAAGGAACATTGCTTTGTTGACTATGGTAACTACATGGTTGAGCACATTGGACGCAAGGTTGAGTTGACACGGAACTTCCGTGGGCGCTTATCGAAGATTGCAGAGGAATATCAATATGGCGGCTAAGTGTAGTTATTGAGCTTATAGAAAAGAGGTGAGCGATATGAAAACTTATAAATTTAAGCTTTACAACTCAAAGAAGAATAAGAAGTTACAACATCAGCTATGGGTAGCTTGTAGGGTATATAATCATTGTATTGCTCTCCATAAGCGATACTGGCATTTGTACCATAAGCATCTTGACAAATTCAAGTTATCAAGACATCTTACTAAACTTAAAAAACAGAAAAAATTTGCTTATTGGAAAGACATTCCCTCCCATGCTATCTATGATGTTAACGAGAGAATAGACAATGGATATAAGCTGTTTTGGGGGAACTTAAAACGCAAAAAGAAGACTGCCCCGCCAAAATTTAGAGTTTGGAGAAAATATCGCTCCTTCTCTTATAATGAGGTTGGCTGTGCTATCAAAGGGAATACTATTAGGATTGCCAAAAACAAATACAAGTTCTTTAAGTCAAGAGAAGTAGAGGGCAAGATTAAAGTGCTTACTGTTAAGAGGGATGCCTGTGGCGACTTCTATGTCTATCTTGTTTGTGAGACACCTGAGGTTAAAATTGAATCCAGACTGGGTAAAAGCATCGGGTTCGACTTTGGCCTCAAAGGCAAAATGCTAGTGGCTCCAAACAAGGAAGACGATGTGGTTGCTCCTAGCTTCTTCAAAAGGAAACAGAAAGTCATTGCCAAAGCAAGTAGAGAGTTCTCTACAAAGAGACCCCACTCGAACAATCGTCGAAGGGCGCAGCTTTCTTTGGCGCGGCTCTATCGCAAGATAACCAATCAACGCAAGGCTTACCATTGGCAGTTAGCTAGAGAGCTTTGCCAGAAGTACGCCGTTATCTGCTTTGAAGACCTGAACATGGAGAGGATGCACAGAAGTTACGGCAAGAAGGTTAGTGACTATGGCTTTAGTGATTTTTTAAGAATATTGGAATATGTAGCCCCACAGTTTGGTACAAGGGTTGTTAAGGTAGACAGATTCTATCCATCTAGCCAATTGTGTTGTGAGTGTGGCTATCAGAATCCAAAAGTCAAGGATTTGTCTGTTCGAGAATGGGTTTGCCCATCGTGCAAAACTCATCACGATAGAGACAGAAATGCAGCACAGAACATCTTAGACGAAGGTCTTAGAATTTTGTCTGCATAAAGCAATAAATATGGGTAGGGCATTATCCATTGGAGTAGAGGACATAAGACCATCGCGAGATGTGCAGTCCTTGTTGATGCCAGAATCTCTTAACTTTGGTTATAGGGAGTATGTCAAGAGGAATACGAACCTTTAGATTAAGTTTTAAGGGGATGTTTAATTGATATATGTAACAATTCACGATGACAGCATCGAGGGCACTCTGAAGGACATGACGGTGCGTGTGGACGACAATGGCAACAGCTCAGAGGTCTCACATCGAGTTCAGGAGAAGACCAATGAACTGCTCATGGGTTGGGAAAGAAAACGTATGGAGGTAATGCCAGATGAGTAACTTGTTAGTTTTGTTTTTAGGCGCAATCATGATGGTTGTAGCGATGGTCTGTGCAAACAGCGTAGAGATGTTCCGCGCATCCGTGTGTGTCTCTCTGATTCTCATCAACGCGCTCCTGATTTTCTTCGTTTCTGCTGTTGTAAAGATTGGAATCGAAGCAGATTATGATGATGACGATGAGGAAAAATAAATTTTTTAAGAAAAAAAATAAAAAAATTTTATGAAACACCGAACAATTACCCCCATTTTTGCACATTATATATAGAGGGGTAATTCAATAGAGAGTTATCTCTTATAGACACGGTTTGCCTCCTTGCCGTGTCTATTTTCATGTCCAAGAGGGGCATAGGTGGGAAAACTATCGTAACTCCCACCACCTACCGTCGTAAAGACGAACACGGCATATGGCCTTTCCCCCTTTCGTCCGTATGCCGTTACCATCGTGGAGACAAGGCTAACGTCTTGAATCTGCATTGAATGAGAATGGGGATGTGTAGAAAGGGAACTGTGATATGAACGAGAATTTTGGCATGGTCGCTCATGTTGAATCTTACGGAGTGACCGTTAGTATTTATGGAACGTTACGGATGCCTTTTGTCAAGGCAATGGATTTAGCTGATTGGATTGACCATCGCTTAGGCCGTACAGAGGTCATGGTTGAGGCGTTGGGTATTGCGCCGTATCGTGATGAAGACAATGAACCGTACTATACGTTACTGACAGCTTCAAAAACAATCCTTGAGTATTTCCCTAGAGGGTGCGGCAAGCAATTCCTTGATAAGATTAATGGGAAGCTCAAGTACCTCAATGTGCGTGATGGACGTGAGTATATGAATCACGTTGACGATGATAAAGTATTTTCCATGAATCAGTTTGCCGCGTTTGCATGGAACAGATTCAGCATTGGACATAACAAGCTGTACCGTTGGATGGTGAACCATGGATATATCTATAAGACACCTGAGAACAAGTACATGCCATATCAACGTTACATTGACTATGGTTGGTTCATTGTCAATCCGTTGAAAGACGATAGGTCTTACACGGAAATCACAAGTTTAGGTTCGCTGATGTTAATGGAATCTCTGGAGCGTCACAACTGACGCTCTTTTGTTTTATAGGAGTGTAGCCAAGCGGTTCAAGGCACAGGACTTTGACTCCTGCATTCGTTGGTTCAAACCCAACCACTCCTGCCAATATGAAATTACGAAAGAGCCATCGGTATGTCTGTGAATAGAATCCGTAGAATGGGCGGTGGCATTCCTAGAGCTTTGACGGTATCGCTCTATAAAAACTAACCGTAAATGTCATCGGAGTTTTCACAGGAATTCCAATGACTACATAGATTATCACGCTGTATGCATAAAAGCATGGTTCGCTATGAGAACCATTGCTAACCCATATGGTGTTTATCACGGTGAGTCGGGGTAGCTCCCCATTGACAGTTCTTCGTTCCTTTCCTGTCAGCTCACCGTTATTTTTATGGTAAAAGCAAGGTTAGTGCCTTGCGATTACCAACGAGAATAAAAGGGACATTTCTTTGAAGGGAGCGATGTTTTATGGAAAACAAAGCATTACAGGTATTCAACAATCCAGAGTTTGGTGAGGTTCGTGTCGTAACCATCAACAAGGAGCCTTGGTTTTTCGCCAAGGACGTTTGTGACGCACTCAGTATTGCAACCAATCATGTTCGCGAGTCTCTTGATGAAGATGAAGTAAGCAATCTCCGTAGTACGGAGATTGGTCCTGAATTTGGCGGCAAGGCTCCGCTGATTGTATCTGAAGCAGGGCTGTACTCATTGATTCTAAAATCGCGCAAGCCAGAAGCCAAGAAATTCAAACGCTGGGTAACACACGAGGTTCTCCCTGATATTCGTAAGCATGGTATGTATGCAACACAGAATGTCATCGATATGATGATTAACGATACTGATGCTTGTATTGCAATGCTCACAGAGTACAAGAAGGAGAAACAAGAGAAAGAACGGTTGCAGGCTGAGTTGGACTATAGCAAAGAATGGTATTCCATTAAGCGCGTTGCGAAAATCAATGACATCTCATGGAAAAGCATTTCGTGGCGCAAGCTCAAACAGGCATCGGCTGACATTGGAATTGGCGTGAAGAAAATCTTCGACGCAAACTATGGAGAGGTCAATACATACCATATTAAGGCGTGGGAGATCGCTTATCCTGAATTGGAACTGTAATTGAAATTTAGCTCGTCCGCAACAATGCGGAATCGAGTCTCTGGGGTCGCAAATCACGACCCCTGTAAATATCGCCGTAGTAGCTCAAGGGATGGACTTTCCATCTATGGCGAGAGCAGAGGTTAGTACGTACCGAGACATTCGCCTCGTCCTCGATGGTGGTTCAAATCCATCCTACGGCGTCTCATGCTGACGTGGCGCAATGGGTAGCGCATTGGTTTTGTAAACCAAGGGTTGTCAGTTCAAGCCTGACCGTCAGCTCCATTAAAAAACAATACACAAGAAAGGGCTTATCATATGGATGACTATAGAGTACCAACGGATGAACAAGAGACAGTTATTCAGTTTGACCGCAATGGCACGGTATGCCATGTCTATACAACGGACCTCACTGTAATGACAAAGCTCGACAAGATTCATAAGCGTGTCAAACAGGATTACGTCAACGGGAAGCCTGTTGCGGCATACTATGAGTTTGACAAGAAGCTCATCACGTTCCGTAGCGGAAGAAAAAAGATGTCAGACCTATATAAAAAACAAGCAGCAAAGACACTAGAAAAGGCTCGTAAAATGCGATAATTCTTGAATACGCTACGGAATTCCGTAAAATTTTCCTTGTTCATCCGTTGGCCTATATAGTTAGACCTATTGGAAGAACAAGGAGGAATTTCTATGGCAAACAAGCACCCAACGCCACCACCGCCAAGAATCAACCGTGCAGACCATCCTCATTTTGAAGCTGCTGGCATGACATTGGTCGAACAGTACAATCTGACCAATATTGTCCGTGAAAAGCGTATGCAGGGCATGAGTTACCGTGAATTGACGGATTACATCAATAACACGCCTGGACTCATTCCTAATAACTACAAGATTTCACACAATTCTATTGCGCGCTACTGTAGAGACCACGGACTTGGTGGTGATGTCTCTGAGCAGTCCAATGATGAAGCTGTGAATGTATACAGAGAGAACTGTAAGTCTCTCCATGATATCAATACGGCTCTCGACATTATCTCCGTACAGCTCGATGAGATGAACAAGCAGGTTGGCAAGGGTTCCGTTAATGTAAAAGACCTGAGCACCATGATTAATTCATTGGACAAGCTCACATTGCGCCGTCAGACTCTCACAGCATCCATTGGAGAGATGCAGGAGAAGGTATACAAGTATGAGACGGTATCCCGCATTATTGGTACGGTAATGGCAAAGGTATCCGTATGGATTACCCCAGAACAGTATGAAGAACTCAAAGACATGCTTCGACAGGACCCGATTCTCTGTGAAGCATTGCGTGAGGTTGCACCATCTAATGTCTAAGGAGGAGAAACCATGTCGATGGAAGAGAAGAACAGGCGCATGAACCATGTGAAGAAAGGAAAAGACGTTCGGCGTACCGTGAAAAGTAGAGAGGATAAGAAATGGGCGAAACGGGAAATTATGCAGTACAAGACACGATGAATGTCAATGGAAATATCTATATGAGCAGTCGTGTGATTGCATGGGAACTGCATCGCGCTCACAAAGACATCCTCGAAAAAGTGCGTAGATATACAACAGATTCCCTTGATTCGTATTATATAGACAGACAGGGGAAAAGACGAACGTCATATCTTGTCTCTCGTGATGGTTTTATCCTGATGAATATACAGGGCTGTGTTGATGAACGACTCAGGATTCTCCATCGCTATGATATGGCTAAATCCGTAACAACTATTGATAAGCAGCTCAACGCATTGCGCCATGACCTCAATGAGTCTGGCGTTGTTCGTCCTTGGATTAACCCCAGGTATCAGCTTGATAACCTCAAATCAATCTACAAGGATGTAACTGGTGATGACACCCCTAGAGGTTTCTATGATTCTATTGGCGACTGGATAGGTATCAGTGTACCGTATAGTCATCGTTTGAAAATTACTGTACGTGATTGGATTCTACAGAACATCCCAATTGAGAAAATCAAGGAATTTGTCACAGGTATTCAATCACATACCGTTGTCCGTAGCGAAAGAGGGCATTGGGTTCACCTTGGTGGTTTTGATAACAACACCGTTGAGTGGGACAAGATTGTCAATGAGTTTCATGGAAAATGTGCATACTGTGGCAAGGAAAAGCCGTTGCTGCCAGAGCATGTCATTCCTCAGACCGTTCTTAGCAAGGAACATCCAGAGCTTGTCGATAGGATTCAAAATATTGTCCCTAGCTGCTCTGATTGTAACCATAGTAAATTGCGGCATGACTGGGAACAATGGTATAAGAGTCAGCCGTTCTATACAGAGTCGAGATTTAATGCGATAAAAAGACATATCAATAAATACAAGATGTAAGGGAGGTGCTAAAGATTGCCCAATGATATTATGAAGGAAATCTTTGGTAATTCCCTTAGACGCACAGGAGAGAAAGAGACGCCAAAAGACAGAGCGGCGCATGACTTTCAGTTCTTCTGTGAATACTATTTAGCTGATTACTTCACATCTCCGTGGAGCGAAGCGTTTCACAAATGGCTTATCCATAAATACGAAGACATCATCTTCAATCACAAGGACGAGCAGAACAAAGTCTGCGTATCTTCTCCACGAGGGCATGCAAAGTCAACCTTATCATCCTTCGCGTTTGTCTTATGGTGCGCTCTGTACGGATATAAGAAGTTCATTGTTATCATCTCTGCAACGGCTATTGTTGCCAAGCAGTTCATCTTGAATATCCGTGATGCGATTGAGTTCAATCCGTTAATCAAGCGTGACTTTGGCAACCTCAAGAATGACAGTCTGTGGAACTCTCAGGAGATATTGCTCCGTACTGGCGTCTATATCATCTGTAAGGGTGCAAATGCACAGCTCCGTGGCCTTCAGTTTGGCGGCACTCGTCCTGACCTGGCACTCCTTGATGATATGGAGTCCCAGGAAGAAGTCGATAGCCCAGCGCAGGTTGATGCATTGGAACACTGGTTGACAGCAGACGTCATCCCGATGCTTTCCGTTGATGGTGACGCGATCTTCATCGGAACGGTACTGAGTTATAATTCCGTTCTTTGGAGGCTCCTGACAGAAGCAAGGTTCGCATCGTGGGAGCGCAAGAGATTCCAAGCAGTCATTGAGTTCTCTCCAAGCAACCTTTGGGCTGAATGGGAAAGCATCATGACAGACCTGTCACGCGGTGACAACGCCTATCGGGAAGCCAAAGACTTCTATTACAAGCACAAAGAGGAAATGCTTGCAGGAGCCAAGGTACTGTGGCCTGACCAACGAAAAGACCAATACTTATATCTCATGGAAAAGAGATTAGAGTCCGAGGAGTCCTTTGCTAGTGAGTATCAGAATGACCCAATGACGGAGAATCTTCGTGTATTCAAGACGGAATGGCTCGAGAACAACTACTACGAGAAAGTCCCTGGTATCAAAGAGGTCAACATTGCGCTTGACCCTGCAATCAGTACGAGCCGTAAGGCGGATTACTCTGTTATCCTTGTGTTGGGGCGAGGAACAGACAATTACTTCTACGTACTTGAATGTGATGCTCAGAGACGTAGCGGCGATAGGCTTGTTGATGACGCAAAGAAGATTATTGCTACATACTATAAGTATCGTCCGAAGATTATCTGCGAGACGAATCAGTTTCAGGCGTTCTTCTCGACAACATTACAAAAAGACCTTGTTGATTCTGGTATCTACCTTGAATGGGTTGACATCATGCATATGGGCAAAGACAAGAAGAAGACCCGTATCGAGAGCCTTGCACCTCATATTCGTCAAGGTCACATCAAATTCAAGAAAGACCAGAGTTTGTTATTATATCAGCTGCGTATGTATCCTAGAACTCACGATGATTGCCCTGATGCACTCCATATGGCAATCAGTCCAATGCTCGAATCGTCAATCGCTAAGTTCTCCTTTGGTAGCTTTGGCGGCAATACGAGACACAACGAGAATGGCTCTAAGATAACCATAAAGCAGCTCGGTGAACAACTAAAGAAGTGGGGAGGTGAAACTTACGAATAAACTACAGAGATTCCTTGCATCCAAGATTCCATCCATGAAGCTTTTATGGACTGACCGATATGGCATGAACATCCCAAATGAAAACAAGACACGGAAAATGACGTTACCTCCCCCAGATAAACGGAGACTCCGTAACCTCTCTCGTGAACCTATCGTGCGGAAAGCCATGAACATCATCAGCGATGCTGTGTCCTCTATGCCATATACCATTGATGTGATTGCCCCAGGACGCAAGAAGTATGTCAAAGAGATTGCTGTGATTCAGAACATCATCGAACATCCAAATATTATCGACAGCCGACGCAGTTTCACAAAGAGAATCATGGATGATGCACTGGTATTGGATGCAATGGTTGTTGAAGCAGCCAAGGGGAGTGACCGTAATCACCCCATTTACCTTTACCCTGTGGATGCAGGGACAATCAAACTGCTTGAGCCTTGGGATTACACGAATCCGCATGGATTCCGCTATGTACAAGATCAAGAGCACGGTGCACAGCAGTTCACAGCAGACACCATCTTCTATGGTACTCGTCAGAGCTTCACAGATACACACTATGGTTGTTCTCCTGTCCGCTATGCATACAAGTACATCAATGATTACATTGAAGCCTGTGCAAGAGCCAATGACATTGCGACGAATACAACATCGAGCTTCATTGTTGGACTCAAGGATGCAACCCCAGAGATGGTTGATAAGTTCCGCGATTACATGACGAATGAGATTGAAGGCACAGGTCATATCCCTGTTGTTGGTGGCACGGACATTGATTCTCGTCAGATTCGTAGCATCAACAAGGATAACCTTGGTATTGATTGGATTGACAGGCTGACCAAAATCATTGCCATGTCTTTCAGTATCCCGCCTGAAGAACTTGGTATCACGATTCAGAATGATAGAAGTACCGAAGATGACCGCGATAACTCCATGACGGAAGGTGCAATCAAACCATATGCCTATCTCCTTGAAGACTTGTATAACAACTATGTCATTGCAAAGATGGGGCTTGGTGGTGTACTGAAGTTCAGGTTTATCCATGAAGACAGTGAGAATCAGAAGACAGCAAAGAGTGCACGGCTTGTCAATGAATACAAAGCTGACCTCATTACAGAGAATGAATTCCGTACTCTGTGCGGTTATGAAGAGAGTCCGTCGAAATATGCCAACATGACGCACGTTGAAAAGACAGCCAGTATCAATGTCGATTTGGGTTTGGCAAACGGAGGGGGATTTAATGGCGTCGGTGATGTCAAAAACAATACGAAGAACAACGATGGTTCACAGAAGGATGGTGATAGTGGTTGAGTAAAGAATTGATGAAGAGTTCCATGACAGACATTACAATGTCCTCGGAATTCGGCAAAATGATTATCAATGGTTGTATTACAAAGGTTGGTAAGGCTTCTACGGGTGCTCCTTGTGGCACAGACGGTAAACTTGCAGTATTCACCGCAGAATCCATTAAAAAGTGCGCCGATACATTTGTTGGTATGCCATTGAATTGCACGTATCCAGATGGATGGTTTGCAAATGGCACGGATTTATTTACGAATCACGGCGACACAAACATTGGATATATCCGCAGTGTTGAAGCAAAAGATGATAACCTCATGGCAGAAATCGTCGTATGGAAAGACAAATTCCCTGAAGAAGCTTTCATGATTGTAAACGGTGCTGATTCGCTTGGTTTTAGTGTTGAATGGTATCCGACACAGACACATGAAGACGAAGAGAACATTTACATGGATGAATTTCAGGGAGCTGGCTGTGCAATCCTCTGGAAGAACTGCGCGGCTTTTAGTGACACGTTTATTGAAACTCTTGCGGCAAGCAGAGAGAAAAAGAATAGGAGTGATAATTCTATGAATGAACAGGAAAAGAAAGAGATTATCGACAGCATCATGGCTGGTCTGGATGAGAAACTGAAGGGCTACGAGCAGAAGATTGAGGAGATCAAGGCATCCGTTGAGAAAGTCAAGGGTGACGTTGAGGAATCCGTTAAGGCTTCGATTGAGGAAGTTAAGTCTGACATGGAGAAAGTCAAGGATGAGTTTAAGGCATCTGTCACTGTTCCGCAGCCGAAGACACAGGAGGTTGCAGAGAACCCGTTTGAGGGTAGCGAGGAAAAGTCCAAGGAAGAGAAGATTGCAGAAATCAATGCTTCTGATATGTCTCTCGCTGAAAAGCTCCGTGAAATCACGAAAGTTCGCTACGGCAAGTAATTTAGATTAACAGATAAGACTGTTGCATTTGCAATGGTCTTTTTTTTATTGGAAAGGATGATGTGAATAATGAGTAATGGTGTACTTTATAGCGCGTCTATCGCAACGACAGACAAAGGCCAGCCGATTAAGGCGGCATCGAATCCGATTAGTGTTTACAATGAAGACCACATGCTGGTCGTTGGTGACTATGACAAGGTTCTCCACGATTATCTGAAGCGTGACTTTGCTCTCGCTGTCAAGGTTAACAGTGTCCGTGCATCTGGCTATCCGCATGTATGGAATGAGCAGAAGGGTATCCCTGCAAATACCAAGGCTGTTGACCCGAAGGTTGGCTTTGGCACGGCAGAGGCTCCGTCTTACCGTCCGAAGACGCTCTCCACAGAGTACAAGCGCGATAACTGGAAGCAGGCATTTGCTCGTTGCTATGCAACTGGTATCCGTTATGATTTCTTCACGCGCAACATGGAGAATAACTACGGTACGTTCGAGAATCTGACCGAGAAGGACTATAACGACATGTTCGTTGACTTCACGAAGACTACGTGCAACGACTTCTGGAATGGCGCAACGAAGTTCGATGCAACAGATGCCTTCACGTACTACGGTGTCATCGCTCAGGTTTCTGAGAACAAGGATAATGTCACGGCTATTGCGGATGGCACGAAGATTGCCGATGCACTCAACACGAAGATTGCAAACCTCATGGCTCGCCTTGACTACACGGGCTATCCGAATGTCATTGCTATGAATCCTGCAACGTATGACATCCTCATCAAAGAGGAAGCAGAGCGTTCCCTGTATCAGCGTGACATCACAACGGAAATCGTTCCTGGCGTTAAGGTTCCGGCCTTCTTCACGCCGATGGGCAAGCTCCCGATTGTCCTTACGCCGTTCATTAAGCCGACGGTTAACGCAGAAGCAGGCACAACGGTTCATCAGATTGTTGCTCTCAACACTGCAATGATTGACCGCGTATGGCTCTTTAATGATGGCCCGAAGGTCTATGAGATTGCAAACCCTGACACGCCGCTTGCAAACGACCGTCTCCTCACGGATAAGTTCGTACTCGACTTCGCCAACTACATTGTTCATGGCGTTGACACGGGTATGCACTTCATCCTCACGAAAACGGTGAAGAACTGATTTAACTGAGTAAAATAGTCGCTTGGCTTTTAACCAACAAATAAACAAACTAGGCGGCTTTTATAGGAGGAGGTAGTTAGATGCCAAGAGTAGCAAAGAAAGCAACAACGGCAATCAAAAATAGCGAGCTTAAAGAAGCAGAGAAGCCAGTGGAGTATGAAGTGTGTGACGCCATGAAATCTCATGGTTCTATCATGCTTGGTACTCACTTTATCCCGATTGTCGATGGCAAGGTTAAAATCAGTGCCATGACAAAGATGATTCTTGACAAGAGTGGGTTCCTGAAATGAAGACGTATCTGACTGAGGAGGAAATTCCTCTGTACTGTGGCCTTATCAGTGGCGTCAAGATGGAACATATTGAAGCGGCTACAACGCTCATTGATGCCTTCAAGGGACGTTCGTTTTATCCGATGGAACACACGGAACGCGTTGAATTGAAGCATAAGCGTGTAGACCATGAGTTCCGTGGGAAGCTTAGGCATTTTCCTCGTGTATCCATTGAGAAAGTCACAGCAAAGACCCGTGGCTTCTTTGGAGAAGACACATTAACTCTGGATGTAAACACACTGGATTTTGACGATGACGAGTCACTGTACTTTACCTTTGAGTTCCCTCAGTCGTTTATGTTCCGTAAGCCGCCCAAGTATCTTAAAGTGACCTACAAGAGTGGCTATGCGGAAATCCCAGAAGCAGTAAAGCGGGCATGTGGAATTCTTGCCTGCAACATCAAGCAGATGGGCGGTACATTACGGTGGAAAAGCCGTGATGACTATGACGTCAAGGTAACACTTAGTGACTCTGGCGTGTTCTCCCCAGAGATTGAGAATATATTGCGAGGTGTAGAGATTCAATGAATGTACTGGCTTACTATACTGACCGAATGGAACCATTGACAAATAAGAATGGAACAACGGAACAAGCCTTGGTATTGCGTAGAGGTAAGACAATGAGTCCACAGACGATTGCAGATGGTAGAGTAATGCTTGTAGACCTTGGGACACAGTTTGTTGGCGGTGATATCTTATCGCGACAGAATGGTGAGCAGTATTTCATCGTATCGAAACAGCAGAGTTCAGACTGTGTTCAGATTCAAGGTAAACGAGTGAATGCCCACGTCAATATCAGTGCATTAACGGACAAATATGTGAATCATAAAAAGGTTGGCACAGAAGAAACCGTGATTGTTACGGACTGTCCAACGTATTATCAAGATGTGTCGGCAGCAATGCACACGTATGACGCAGGACTTTTACCGAAAACCGTGAAACGCATCGTTATTCATAATTCTATCAAGGTGAAACTCCTTGACCGTGTTTCGTTTGGTGAACGGAATTATCAGGTGGACAACATTGACACGGCAAAGTATGTCGGATTGTATGAACTGCAACTATCAGAGGATACACGACAATGAGTAATATTTCTAAGGCCGTCACTCAGTGGGCAAATAAGAATATCGCGGACATCAAAGGCGAATGGGGAAAATCAACCATTGAAGGTGATGCAGAAATCAATTTCAAGATTACGAAGGACAGCCCCAATGAAATCACAGGTGAATTTACCGCGAGTGGACAGAAGATGTGGATGAATGAATATGGTTCTGGCTCTAAACTAGACCGCAGCAATCCGTTTTTATCCCAATACACCAGTTCATCAGTGTTTAATAAGGAACGTTTAAATGATACTGGTTTTGAATATGCGATCCGTACAAGACCGTCTGGCCATTACTACCAAGACCTTGATGGTAATAATCATCGAGGTTCTGGTATTGGTATGCCACATGGACTTCGTCTTGAGAGTAAGACTACTTTTGGAGACATGGCAGTTAAGCCACATGAGCCTAGACATACCATTAAAGAGACCTTGACTGGCAATACGGTATATAACGAGCAATTCAAGCAGGATTTATTAAATTCGTTCGGCGCAACAATACAAGAGTCCATTGCAAAGGTGGTGCGTAAATCATGAACGCATTTGAGTTTGGTGATGAACTCTGGAATCTATTCACGAATGACGAGACTCTGATGAAGCTATTGGATGTCGATGTGAATGACGAATCTTCTTATTCTAAGCACTACCGACAAGACGATGTTGCCCCAGAGCTTTTCAATGTAGAAAACCTGCCGTTCGTTGCGTTTTACTTTGCAGACGCAGGCTCTACAGTGAACGATTATTTGAACCTTGGACTTCTCCGTATTGACATCTACGCGTCCTATCGGGATGACGTAGAGCCAATCCGTAAACGTATCGTTGACCTCATCCATGAGCGATTCGATGAACGTGTCCGTGCGGAAGGACAGAGAAGTTCAGGGATTACCAATGTATACAAATATAGATTGGAGTTTACTCCATTGATTTTCACATGAGAAAGGATGATGTGTAGATGGCAGTTAAAGATCTTCTGAATAAAGGACTGCTCCTGCATGGTATTGGTGCAGGTGTTCTGAAGAGTGTCACTGGCAAGATTGCTGAGATGACTACTTCTCAGAGCATGAACATGAACATTACGGCAACAACAGAGGATGTCTATGGTGGCGACGGTCTGTTCCCGCTCTATACGTACATTTCCAAGAAGGAAGGTACGGTTGAGATTACGAACGCTGAATTCAAGCTCTCGCAGATTCAGGTTGCACAGGGTACTAGAATTACGGCATCGGGCAACAAGCGCAACTATCGTGTCCTCATCACGAAAGAGGACAAACAGCTCATCAAGGACGGTGCTCTGACTGGTGTTGAGGTCATTGCAGTCATCGGTCCTGACGGTAATGATGCATCGGCCGCTGTTACGGTTACGGATGCTGGTGCTATAACGTTCGGTGAAGCTGCGGTTGCCGGTGAGTATGTTGTGTGGTTCAAGGCAACGGATGCCAACAGTGTCAAGGCAGAGATGCTCAAGAATGCAATGCCGGAGGTTGCAACATTCAACTGGATGTTCACCACAGAGGACTCTGAGGGCAACAAATATCAGATTGATATCTATGCTCGTCGTGTCCGTGCTGATGGCGAACTCAAGATTGAGACGGCTCGTGATAAGGCAACCACTCCGTCACTCAAGATTAAGATTCTTGACCCGGGCGATGGTTATGATGACTTTGCAGTTGTCACGATCACGCCGCTTACTGCCTAATTTAATTTAATGGCTTAATTTTGGGACTGGCTACGGTCAGTCCTTTGCTTAAACCATTAAATAACTAAGGAGGAACTTTTATGGACGAGAAAAAAGACGATAATGTCATTGGACTCTATGAGATTGTCCGTGATCGCTATGGTAAGAAACACAAGGTGTACAGTGCTCGCTTCAAGGATTTGCATACGATTATGAACTTCACACAGCACTATAGCCCTGATTCCTTTGGTTTGTACATGCTTGCCCCTGTCATCGACAAGGATGGAGATGTGGACATGGACGCAGAGGGCAATATCAATTATGATAACGGATTCTATGATGACCTCATGGAAATGATTGAGATGGCATTAGACCATCGTGAAACTCGCGAGCAGATTGAAGAATGGCTCGACATTGAGGTTGCAAGGAATATCATCATGGTATATCTTCGTGTTTCTCAATTTAAAAAAAACAGTCCGTTAAGTCTGGGGAAGAAACCCATTGGAGAAATCTAATCGCAAGTCTTGTACAGAACACAAGTCTTAATGTTCACGACATTGAAAATCTTCGGATAAATGAAATGGAAGATTTACTGGAAGGCATTAACGAAAACAGTGAGTCCCTTCGCAAGCAGTATGAAGGTGGCGGCACGACAGAACAGCTAGAGGGCGATGATGCTATCCGCGCACTCCTTGGCAAATAATCTTGAGAAATCCCTTACAATACTATCCGAGATGTGGTAGTATACAGTCAAGGGAGGGTTTGATTGAAATGTTTGATTTTCTTGATGAGATTTTGCCGATTATAGCTATTATATTTCTGGTGGCGTGTCACCCTCTTGTCATTGGAGTGCCTATAGTTGTCATTTTCTTGCTCTGTTATATTGTGCATGTGATAAAGAAGTAAAATAGTTTTTCATAGGGGGTATCATGTAAAACATGGTATCCCTATTTTTTTATTATTAGGGAGGGATAAAATGGCAGATAAACAACAGTTGGTATATGAAATCAATATCATTGCCAATGGCACGGATAAAATTGAGGGTGTCAAGAAATCCCTCGAAGGTGCAAAGGATTCCGTAGAAAAACTGAACAACACCAATGTCAACATTGGCGTCAATGACAACTTTAAGTCAAAGCTCCACACAATCACTCAGGATTTGCACGAGGTAAAGCGTGGCATCGAGTTGTTAAACAAGGGCGCATCTATTAAGGTCAACGGCGTGGAGCAGACAGAGCAGTCCTTGCGTGCTCTTGAAAAGACTCTAGAAGATGCACTGAATAATATCAAGGCAACCTCTTTCAATAGCATTGCCAAGGATATGGCAAAACTTGATGAAGCCGCCGCTAAAGACAGTGCATCCATTGATAAGCTGATTAAGAAATATGAGCAGTTGACACGAACTCTTTCGATTGCAAAGAATGACAACAAGCTTGTCCCAGAGTCTACATGGTATAGCCGTAGGAGTTCGTTGGATGAGGTCATTGCAAAACTCAAGGAATATGGCATTGTTCGTGACAATATTTACCGCAGTGAGAGCTATGCTACTTACAAGGGTAACACTCAGGCTGTTATTGACTCGCTGAAACGCCGTGCAGAGGTTGAGACACAGATTGAGAGAATCATTGACAGACAGACACTTGCTATGGAGCGTGGACAGCAGGTCAAGAAGGCTGACTTTGACTTGTCTATGAAACAGCTCAACCAGCTCATTGCAGAGTATCAGAAACTCGGTGGGTCTAAGCAGTTTACATCGCCATTCTCTGCGTTCAAGACATCTGAGGCACAGAATATGGCTGTCATGAGGCAGAACGCAGAAGCATGGTCTACGGGACTCAGGACATATTCTCAGGAATTATCCAGATTAATGGCATTGCAGGAGAAGATGTATATCCTTTGGAGACATGACGGCTCACAGGAAGCAAGGGAAAGCCTTGATAAACTTGCCGCTACTATTGCGAAGGTACGTGCTGAACAAGAAGCCTATCAACAAGTCATGAATTTGACAAAGACGGCTGCACCAACAACGACAAACAACAATGCCAATGCACAGCCTGTTGACCAGACAAAGAGATGGGCAGAAGGACTTCAGTCTTATACACGAGAACTCCGTAGACTTGAAGAGGTGCAACAGAAAGTCTTCGCAGCATGGAAGAGTGACCCAACAGCTGCCAATAAACTTGCGTTGGATAACGTAAAGGCAAGCCTTGAGTCGGTACGGAAAGAATATGAGGAATTCCAGAAATCCATTGGCAAAGCCGGAGCAAACATCAATAAGACCAGTGGATATTTCACGTCGTTTACACAGAAGCTCCGTAGTCATCTGTATTGGATTACCGCAGGTTCATTGCTTGGTGCTGCCTTTGCCGTCCCGACAGAGACATTCAATTCCCTTGTACAGCTCGACGAAGAGATGCATAACTTAGCAACGGTCATGCCACAGCTTGAAGGAAAATCGTCAGAAGCCATTAAGAAATACCAGGCAGAGCAACGAGAACTCATTGAAACAGCCAGTGAATACGGTTCATCCGTAAAGGATGTCATGGAATCTGCACGACTCTGGGGTCGTATGTACAAGGACCAAGCAACAGTCAATACACTGGTCTCTCAGTCTGCTAAACTGGCAGTTGCCGATAACTTCTCTATGGCTGAATCTACGAAAGCTGTAGAAGCCGCAATGTTCCAGTATGGACTTGTTGCAAAGAACAGTGCAGAAGCCTTGGCGTACTCCAATAAGATTGTCGATGTGTATACGAAGTTATCCCATAACGCTGGTGTCTCTGCTCAAGACCTTGCAGCTGGCGTAGAACGTTCTGGTTCAGTCGCTAAACAAGCAGGAATTTCCTTTGAGTTCCTTAATGCACTCATTGCGCAGGGTACTCGTGCAACGGCATTGAGTGGTGCGGAAATCGGTAATATGCTCAAGACAATGCTTGCATCGTTCAACAGTGATAAGGCCGTAAAGGAACTCAATAAACTTGGCATTGCTACAACAGAGGTTGTCAATGGCACAAAAAGAGTACGCTCTGCACAGGCTGTCTTAATGGATGTTGCTGTTGCTGCCCAAGGGACAAACAAAGACCTAAAAGACCTCTGGATTCAAATGAGTGGCGGTAGACCTAAACTTGCCGCATAATATAGAAATATATTATTAGTATGCTTTAATAACGGTTAAACTCCTAATGACAGGACAAGACCGTGGTAAAATTGACAATATCGCTTATTCGTTGTATAATTATAATTATCAAGATGATACATAAGCTATACAAGGGAAGCGACGATATGCGAAATAAAATTAGTGGAATTTATAAAATTGAAAATAAAATAAACCATAAAGTTTATATTGGTCAAAGCAAGGATTTACATGGGAGAAAACTCAGTCATCTTTGTGGATTGCGAAATGGAAATCACTATAATAAACACCTTCAAGCATCCATTGATAAATATGGAATAAATAACTTTTCCTTTACAGTCATCGAAAAGTGCGACAAAGACAAACTGAACGACAGAGAAGTTTATTGGATTGCAAAGTATGATTCAATGAATAACTTAAAGGGATACAATAGAGAAAGCGGAGGAACCGTCGGTAAAGAAGTCTCTGAGTCAACTAAGGAAATGATGAGAAATTATTTTGAGGGAGAAAAGAGTAGAACGGCAGTTATCAGTGAAGAAACCGCAAAAGACATTATATCTATGCTAGTCCATGGTGATTCTATTCATGGCATTGCAAAGGAACTTGGTATAAGTCATAAGATTGTAGAATCTATTCGCATCAAAAAGACTTGGAAGTACCTCACTGAAAACGTCGATTTTCCAGTAAAACGCAGTTCAAAATACAAGTGGGTATCAAGAGTCCCAAAGACAAATGTTGAACTATACCGTGCCTTAGTTAAGGTTGATGGAAAAAAGGTTTATGATAAGTGTTGGGATACCGAATAGGATGCAGCAGTTGCTCGTGAAATTTTCATAAGGAAGCACAACCTAAATGCAACCAAAAACTTTGCAGACGATATTGAATTGACAATGCCAACCAAAAGAATTTATGCTGAATCCAAATACATTGGAGTGTATAGACAGAGCGGTGGCACAGGACATTGGGTTGCATTAATCTGCAAGGGACATGGCAGAAACAATACAGAGAAAATCTATGTTGGTTCATTTAAAACAGAAAAAGAAGCAGTAATTGCCCGTGAAAAGTATATTGATGACCACTTTAAAAATTCCACAGACATAACTAGAAATAACATCGCATAATGTCAAGAACCGTAGAGACTACAAATAGCCACCCTAACGTAAAGTCGAGGGATGAATGTATAGTCCGAACTCACGATATAGTCATGAAATAAAACGTGAGAGTACGGCAGAAATGACCGTACCCGTAATAATGAGTCATAGTTAATTCTATGGCTTATTTTTATGAGTAACAAATTGAAGTTTCAGTGGGCAAAAGCCGCAGCTATGTTCAGTAATTATCAGGAAATCATTAAGAACTGGGGACTCGCTGTCAATTCAATGGGATTCACGGATAATCAGGTGAAGAACCAGATGGATTCCTTGTCTCGTCGCATCAATAAACTCAAGGCTGACTTGACTGGCCTGGTTGCGCAAGGGGGTAACAGTGGTCTTACAGAATGGCTCAAGGAATGTGTTGCTGAATTAGACCGCCTTGCCAAATTCTTATCGACAGTCGATGCGTCTACATACAGATTCATTGGTAGTATGACAAAACTACTGATGATTATGTATCTTGTAAATAGAGCGTTGAGAATGATTCGCGCATCGGGAATCTCAGCGGGATTCGTCGAGATGGCATCGGCATTTGGTACGGCAGAAACAGCCGCTATTGGACTAGCAGGAGGTCTTACTATGCTGAGAAAGGCAGTGAGACTCTTAAAAGCCGCCACAGTAGTTGGTATAGCTTCGGTTATTGCTGACTGGGGAATAGATAAACTAGATGATGTCATTGAAGGCGACACAGAGGCTATCAATAAGCAAACAGATGCAATTGAAGAAAACTTTGCTGCGAAATCCCAAGAAATCGAACAATACAATCAGCAGGAACAATTCGTAACATCTCTCCTTGATGCTCACCAAAAGTTAACAGCTGAAATCGAGAATTCTACAGATACAGACAAGAAAAAGGCACAGCTCCTTGAAGATAGAACAGCAACAGAACAAGAACTCGCAAAAGTCATTGGGGACTCTGCTATGGAGCAGTTGGAAGCCGATAACTGGACTACTGATTCCGTTAATAAGGTAAAGGACAACTATATTCAGGCAACTAACGATAAAAAGCGGTCATTGGCATTGTGGATGATGGAGAGAGCAAACGAAGCAAAACAGAACTATGACGTTGCAACAAATAGCTTGAAATACTGGGAAGAAGAACGCAAAGCATTTGTCTATGGCAATGACCAAAAAATTCGCTCCCTTATGTCACTTATGAGCGTTACGTATGACTATTGGAGACTTAGTGAGTTTGTTCATAGTGCAGAACAATCATGGTATCAAGCCAAGGCAAATGTCCTGCACTCACGAATGAAAGCACTTGGCAAACAAATTGAGAACGATGACTGGGATGGACAATATGAATCAGAGGAACAAGCCGTTGCAAAATACAAACAACTTGGTGAAGAATACGACGAAGCAAAGGCAGCTGCCGAAAAGGCAGGGCAAGATGTAGAAAGTGACCGTGGTGCTGAATTTGAAGCATTTGCGGGAGATGCCATTAAAGATTCGCAGGCAAAATTCGACGAAAACGCACGGTTGTTGACCAAGACTCTCAGTTCTGGAAACGACCTCTTGGCACCAAAAGATTACACTGACTATATGAAGGGATTCAATTATGACCCCGGCGCAGGCGGCGACGAGTACAATCACACGCCATCTGGTAAATCCAAACACTCCCATACGCCTAAGCAGAAAACTTCTAATATACCTTGGGAGTATGGAGACACGACTTCTCAGATGCTCTCAGAGCTGTCTAAGAAGTTTGAGGCTAGTTTTGGCACAAAGAATGGCCTTGACATGGCTACATTGTCTGCCATTATCACGAAATTAACTGGTATCGGCAATCTAGAGTTCGACGCTGTGTCTGACCCGTTCGGCACTGGTGGACGCAATACATGGGAATCTGGACGTTTGTTTTATCAGAAAGCGGCTCCGTACCTAGCACAGGGTCTCGGTGTAGTCCAAATGCTTAGTCACCTGACCCCAACCATTTCCGAAGAGGAATGGAAGTCATATCTTGGCAATGAATCAGCATTTCTCCGTAAGACATATAATTACAGTAAAAATGACCAGAAATTCAGTGACCCGAATGAACAGCCAGGTGGACTCTATGACCTCGGTGGAAGCTCTGGTGGCTCTGCAAGTGTAGGCGGCGAATCCTATGTTGGTAGTGATACTGACGAAGCACATCTCTGGGAACTCGCTGTCATGGCCGCAAATAAATCAAATAAGATTAAAGACCCTCGCCTGTTCTGGCTTATCATGATGCACGAATCTGGCCGTGGCAAAGACCCTATAGCTAAAAAGAATCACAACTTTGCTGGTATTGGTGGCGGGCATAAAGTCGACATGATGAGTGATGAACTGTTCGTAGGCCAGTTCGTCGCAACCCTTGATAATATGTTCAAGTCAACTCCGAACAACATAGGAGAGCTTGTCTACGGTATGTATACTAATCATTACTTCACAGGTGATGCAGAAGCATATCAGTCTGACCTTAATGCGATTGATTCTGAGGGACTTGTTGGTGGTAGTAGCAGTAATAATCAAACCCCTAGTTCGTCCGCTGCGTCTATTGGTGATGCTGTATATGATGAAGCACTTAAGGAGTCAGCAGAACGCAAGGGAGAAGCCCTTGGCGCAAATACGTGTGCTGCTTTTGTCTCCTATGTAACTCGCGGCATTGGTGCAAATACAGGTATTGATGACCCATTGGTCAAGAATTGGGTAGACAGTGCCCAGTCAAGAGGAGCATGGGTTGACTCTTCCCTTGGACAGACAGCACCTAAAGGCTCGTTGGTTGTATGGAGTCGTGAAGGAGAGCCAGATGGCAATCCTTGGATGCACATTGGTATCTCTGACGGTCAGGGAGGTTGGATTTCCTCGGATACACATGGACTTAAGCACCACACTGGCCTTGACTCGTATTATTCCGGCAATGGATATACCTATGCCGGTTACATTGATATGTCAAAGCTAACCAATGGACAGACTGTAGCTGGCTATGCAACTCCAAAGAAACCTTCCTTCTGGAATGGGCACAAGAGTTCCCTTGCTGACTTTACACGAAACGAGATTGCAGAGACCATCTTCGACCAAGACCGTCAGCAGAAACTCTATGAAGCCCGTAAGAAGAACATTGAGTACCAGATGAAGATTCAGGGCGATACCTATGAACTGCTCCGTGCTAACGATGCAAACGAAAAGGCATACTATGAAGCTGTAGAGAAGAATCGTCAGGGTTGGATTGATAAATACGATGAACTCACAGATGCCATCAATGAAAACCTTAACGAGCACGTAGAGATTAAGCAGAAGCTCAACGGTAAGAACATCTTTGATATGCCGCAGGATGAACTCAGGAAGCTCACGGACTTGGCAAAGGGTGATGACCCAGAGCTTGGACAGCTCATTGAAAATCTCTTTAAGGTTCGTGAACGTCTGAGCGAAGCCAACAGCAAGCTCGTTGAATTGCGTGTTGATAAAAAGATTCGTGACGGCTACATGAAGCCTGAACAGGATGAGGACTATAGACTCAAACGAATTGAGGAATGGTATAGCCGCACGACATCCAATAAAACAGATGGCGAGAAGTACATGGACACCCATGAGCTTTATCAGTCTCAGATTGCCATCTACAAAGAGAGATTAAAGAGACAAAATGAAGGTCTTATGAACGCCCGTAGACGCGACCAAGAGCAGCTTGAGGAATACTATGAACAGCTCGACGATATTCAGAATGGTAATCATAATGAGAAAGGTGAGCTTGTAGAAAAGGGCCTTGCTCAGTACAAGGGAGATAACTCTGAGGAAGCTAAAGCTAAGATTGCAGAACTCAAGGCAAAACTCAAGGACTTGCAGGAGAACATCGACCAGCTGTCTAAGCATGGCAGTGAGAACTTCCAGAAGATGCAGAAAGATGTCGAAGATACCGAAGCTCAGATTCGTGAGCTTACAGAGAAGGACAATGAGGTCACAAAGAACCTCTGGGATACCATTGAAAACGATGTCGGAGATATGTTCTTCGATATTATCAAACAGGGCAGTTCCTTCAAAGAGTCTTGGAAGAAGCTCTGGGATGATGTCGCTAAGATTGCATTGCAACAAATCCTGCGTATGACTGTTAACCGTTGGCTTTTCAACGCAAGAACAACGATTGACGATGCTATCAGCAAAAGGAACGCAGGAAAGAACACTGCCATCAATGCAGGTGCAGGACTCCTTGGTGGTGCATCGAAGTTCACGGCAACACCGAAGAAATGGAATCAGGTTAAAACTGGCAACCCTTACCTTGATAGGTATAACGGCGTTACAAGTGACAACTTCTTCCCGATGAAATCCAACGGTACAAACGTTGCAACAAGCATTAACAAGTTCGTGAAGGAAACCAGTAAACTCAGTAGTGTCACACAGAAAGCCGCAACGCTCACCAATGCATCCAATGCATTGACACAGACGGCAACTGCAAAAGATGCACTGAATACCTCGGCTATCACAACACAGACAGCGGCAACACAGGCACAGACCTTGCAGATGCAAGCACTCACCGAAGCAATAATTATGGCAGGTACTCCTAAACCAACCATTAGCTTAGGCGGTCATGCAATGGGCGGTCTGCTCACTACAGCGTATGCTAACGGTGGTATGATTAGTGGTGCTGGTACTGGTAAGTCTGATAGCATCCTCGCATATCTGGCGGACAAAGACAGGTTCGTTTTTCTCTCTAATGGCGAGTATGTCATGACAGCAGAAGCAACGAGTCGCATCGGGAAGGACAATCTGGATGCCATGAATTACGGTGCATTTGCCGATGGTGGTGCGTTGAATCCAACACCGTATGTCCCACAGATTTCCCCACGAGTGGCGAAAAGAGCCGAAGGAATCCGTGTAACGAATCCTAACGCACGCATGGAACAGCTCATGCAGGAGCAGACGGATACAATCAAGAACATGGGTAATTCCGATGGCTCTGGTAATGTCGTTGTGCTGAACACACACGCATCCAGTGATGATGTCATGAATGCGATCCAGAGGAACCCAAGAGCATTCCAGTCGATTCTCCACAACCAGAAACGACACGGTTTCCGTTAAGATACCATAGCATGTATGCATAGGAGACATAACCTTCTATGCATATTTCTATGGTATTTTATAGGATGCGTGAAACAAACGTCCATTACCAGTACACTAATAAACCACACAGAAAAGCACAAAACAACATGTGATTGTGTTGAATAGAACAATTTTTAGAACGCTAAGTAAAACTTTGATTAAACTTTTTAATTTGACCGAACAATATGCCCCAAAAAAGACATTATATATAGAGGGGTAAATAAAGAGGGTACTATAGAGTATACATTGAATTTCCATACGGCTTGCGTGAATGACAATGGATGAAGCCTTAGAGTTGATACTATAGTTCTTCCATTGAGATTCACGAGCTGATATGAGAATAATGAATGACCTTTGAGAGGTTTGGTTCCTTGCTTGTTTATAAGTTATTTGCGATAGCAAATGATTTACGAAGTAAATCTTATCAAGGTCTGTTTATAAAAACCATTAAATCCAAATAAGCTATTGAAAGATTGTTGAATAAACTATGAAGAACATATCATAGGAATGACAACATGAATCAATAGCTTGTTTTGTTTTAATAAGACGAATAGTTTATATAGTGTTTGATTTGCTTACGCAAATACTTACTGACGTAAGTAATCATTTGAACAAGCAGAGGTATTGACCCCTCTATTCAGACAACCATGAATCCATCGAATCACAATAGAAGAACCTTAGAAGTTAGCCATAGTTCTTCCATTGAATCTCGATGTATCTCATGAGAATACAATGAAAGGAAGTAGAGAATGGCTATTGACATTTTTCCATTTACCCCATATGGTAAGGTCAAATTGAGTTTTGCATGGTCTTCTAATGAGTACGAGTCAGAGAATGGCACGAAACTCTATTGCCGAAAACGTGTCCATGCAAAGAAAACCTATAGCTTTACCGTGCAAGGTATCCGTGAAGATATGAATAAGCTCATTGCCTTTTACAATAAGCAGCATGGTCAGCTCAATCCATTCTTCTTTGAATACGATGGAATCAAAGACTTGTGCTATTTCACCAGTGCATTATCCGTAAAGCAGAAGGTAGCAGCAGGGGAAATCCAGATGTATACCTGTGATATTGGATTGGAAGTCGATGCACAGCACGTATCGTATCCCGATGCATCAACCGAGGACATCTTACCATCGCCATATAATGACTTCACACGATCCATTGACTGGAACGTACAGGTATTAGAGATGGGTGCTACACAGAGACGTGCTAAGTCCAATAAGCCACACGAGAAGCTAAATGCAACATGGAGTGGCCTGAAAAGCGAAAGGGATACCATGATTAAGCTGTTCAACTCTCATTGTCGTGTCCCGTTGAAGATCATGTATGACCATAAGCTCATCTCTGTGATTCTACCAGACTCTATGGAGATTACAGATTACCGTGAAGGGAAAAACATTGTTGGCTATAACTGCCAGATGGAGGTGACAATCGTCTAATGGAAAACGTGAATAAATACATTGGGATTCCACACTATTTTGGTGAATCCTCATTCAAGAAATGTGACTGCATTGGATTGTGCCGTTTATTCTATCGTAATCATGGGTGGAGTCATCCGATTGACGATGGTAAACCTGTAGACAAAGACCATTTTTCCGAACCTTCAGTTTGGCGTAGATTGTACAAGTATTGCCTACTCAATATGACACAGGTGTATTACGATGAGCTGTCCTTTGGTGACTTCGTAATCTTCAAGATAGACGGTGATTTGCATACTGGTATCTACCTTGGCTATGGCGACTTGTTGTCCATGCAGGTTCCAACGGTATATGGCAAGTCGACATCGACTATCTATCATCGTGCATGGTGGACACCATTCTTCAAGTATGCGTTTCGTAAGGAGGGATTGTTTTGATTACATTACCAGTCTCAATGGCAAAGGCAAAGGAATCAGACAATCCATTCTTCATTGAGTTATATATTCTACAGCTTCGTGACGGCATCATGCGTATTGCGGCAACCGATGAGAATATCTTGTACAACAACGAAGAATACACTGCTGTTCCTTTCCAACGTGGAGAAGTCACAACAAGCATGGATAATCTCACGGACTCCTGTGAGGTATCCCTTGGTGATTGCAGCTACGAATTACTCAAGTATGTCATTGAAGGCTTTGATTTCCGTGGATGCAATGCTGTGATTTTCCGTATCCAGTATCCTGATTCTCTGAAAGACCCGTCGATTGTGCAGCCTGTATTCTCAGGATACATTGATGAACCGTCATATACCAATGGCGAGTTCTCGTGCAAGGTCAAGAGCCGTATCCCTGAGATTGAATGTCCGAACAGAAACTTCCGCATGGCGTGCAACAGTGAGTTTGGCGATGAGGAATGTGGCATGAGCCTTGCAGAAGAAACGTTGACTGTCCAAAGCGTTGCGTCAAATATAGTGACGCTTGATAAATCGCACGACAAGAACTATTGGAAAGACGGTGTTATTTCCGTTGGCGGTGAGTCTAGAATTATCACGGAAAGCAACGAGAACATCATCACGCTGAATGTGAACTTCGTACAGGACATCACAGGACACTCAGCAACACTTCGTAGAGGTTGCAATAAGACCGTCGAAGCGTGCCGTGCATTTGGCAACATGAAGCACTATAGCGGCTTCCCTGCAATTCCGTTTGAAAGCAACTATCATTAAGGTGGTGAACGAAACTAATGACTGATAAACAAAAAACAAACCTTCACGATGCTCATAACGCTATGTCAGATGAGCATCTTAGGTACTTATATGAACATGCCATGAGTCATACCCCAGTGTTTGACCTACAGCGTTTCGGACATCATCATGGTAAATCTGGCGGCAAGATGTTTGCAAGTATCGCAGGCTTCCTTGTTGGCTTTACGACTCCTTGGCTGTTCGGTGCAAAGGCATTTGCAGCAGGTGTCATGGGTGCATCGCTGTTTGGTTCTATTTGGAGCGCATCGCATACACAGAATGTGGACACTGGCTCTGCCGATGTTTCCCGTTTTGACCGCGCACAGGAGACGATGAGTTCAGACGGTCAGATTCCTGTTGTATACGGCACTCGTCAAGTCACTGGCAACCAGACCTTCCATCAGACAAATGCCGATGCAAACACGTTGCATAAGCACGTAGTTCTCTGTGAAGGTGGCATCGAGGGTGTTGTGTCTGTCATGGCAAATGACATGATTATCCCTACAGGCTCCCAAACTGGGAATACGGTATTCACGTTGATGAACAACAAGTATCCAGACGCTCGTGTAAAGAAACATGGCTCTGACTTTGACCTGTGGGCAGGAGATAACCATCATCATATCCATCTGTGCACGAAGAAAGAAGTAGAGAATAGCCACGACACATACTGGGAATATCAGGTGTCTGTGACCTCGTTAATCTCGTACATCAATCAGCTGTATGCAGAAGGTTGGCAGGCGTTCCCATGTGCCGCTACGAATAGTTATCCTGGCGACCTGTGGGACGTTGAGGGCAATGTCTATATGGACGAGCCGTATGGTAAGGTCTTTGGGAGTAGCAACGCTTTCCAACAGCAGAACCATGTTTCCGTTGATTCGATTCATGGCTTTGTAAACTTCTGTGCAGACACCATTCGTGGTGGCACGAATTACTCTTTCCATGATGGCGACACACCAGAGAACTATGATACTGTAGGCGGTTACCCTGCAATGGCATGGCTCGACATGAACTTCATCGTGTCCAACGAACTCAACGGCAATCCTAGCGTATCTGCTGTAGTCATGGGCAAGAAGGTATACGATACACGTACAAAGAAGACAGCATATTCAACGAATCCTGCCATGTGCCTGCGTGATTTTATGCTGTCCAAACGCTACGGTTTAGGGCGTTGGATTTCTGCGGATGACCTTGATGAAGATTCATGGAATAAAGCAGCAGATTACTGTGATGAAGAAATTAGCTTCCTTGATGCATCCGGTGCTATTATCAAGGCAAAACGCTTTGAGCTGAACATGGTTATCGACCAGAAGAATAGCGCATTGGATTGGTTACAGGAAATTCTTGCAAACTTTCAGGGTTATCTTACGCTTACCAATGGTAAGTTCAAGCTGCACATTGAAAGCCAAACGGACATCTCGTACAAATTCAATGATGATAACTGCTCTGACCTGAGCGTTACGCCATTGAGCCTCAGCGATACTCCTAACAAGTACGTTGTGAAAATCATCGACCCGCGTAATAACTGGACAACGGTCGCTTGCAACGTAGAGGACTATGCAGACCAGAAGGAACGGCAGAAGATTATCACCAAAGAGGTCAACCTGAACGGCACGACTTCCCAGTATCAGGCATTGCGGTTAGCACGTTTCTATCGTGACCAGAACCTTGCTTGCCCGTTGACTCTCTCGTGGAAGACTGGTATCAATGGTATGCACCTTGAGCCGGGCGATGTTGTTACTGTAAGCTATCATGGTGTATTCACGGAACTTCCTGTACGCATCACGGAAATTAAACAGGATGACGATGGCAAGTTTGATATTTCTGGCCGTCAGTACAATGACACTATTTACGGTGATGCTCTCGGTGGTGGCGTACACTGGTATAACTACACAGACATCACGCAGACTGCTGAGAAAAGAACACCGTCGAATCCTACGAACATCAAAGCGTACACTCAGTATAGACGTTATGAAGACGGTACAACAGGATACGATGTTATCTGTTCCTACGAACTTCCACAGAGATACGACGTAGAGACAGGGTTGGTTTACTATAAGACTAATCACTTGTCAGCGGCTCAGATTGGGACATTCAAGGAAGGCGAAGTTGTTGATAATGTTGGCTTGTCGAGAGAATGGATATACGCAGGAGATAGCCCTACGAAAATCGTTATCTCTAATGCAAAGGTCGGAGACATCTATGAGTTCCGTGTACAGAGCCGTACAACCGATGGGTTGGTATCCTCGGAGTCCTCTGCGCCTACTACAACCATCAAGGTGACGGCCAAGGAGACTGTACCGTCACAACCGTACAATCTCACTTATAACTTCACTAAGGCGTTCACCTTTATGTGGTCGGATATTCCTGATTCTGACGTAATGTACTATGAGATTCGCAAGGACACTAACGTAGGTTCAGCAATTGGATTGCTCGGCAAAACACAGTCTACTTCGATTGATGTTAACTTGATGGAACGTAAGGGTACTGTCTATGTATACAGTGTAAATACATTGAAGAAATACAGCTATCCTGCAAAAGTAACGTACAACTATCCGAAGCCAGATGCACCGAGCTACATCCACTTCACCGAAGCTCTCCGTGGTGTCAATGTACTGGTTGCTCCATTCCCCGCCCGTGTGAAGTCTATGCGACTCTATATAGAAGGCACGAAGGTCTCTAAGGCACTTGACCTAAATAATGCTTCGTACACATTCTATGGCGCCCCTGATATCTATGAGTTCTGGGCGTCTTACGTTGATATGATGGGCGAAGGTTACACATCGGTAAAATATGCTTATACGATAAAACCTGAGATGAATCCAGAGTGGATTAAGGATGAAGCAATCTCACTCAAGAAGGTAGATAAGACCATCCAGAGTGCCGTATCCGATGCACAGCAAGCAATTCCGCGCCTTGATACTCTCGATGCAAATGTCACTGAGCTCAAAAAGACGGATGGAGAAATTGTAGCAACCGTAACAGCGAATAAAAAAGCATCTGATGAAGCCGACGCATCACTTGCATCACAGCTCAAGCAGACCGCTGAGAGCATCACGAGCACAGTGCAGAGCGACAAAAAAGAGCTGTCATCACAGATCTCGCAGAATGCAGACAAGATCACGAGCGTCATCACCAATCTCGGCGACCCGGCAAAAGCCAGCGCGGCCTACTCGGCCATCGCGCAGATGGTCGATGCCATCCAGCTCAGAGTCACTGCCGACAATCTCAAAGAGATGGGCCAAAGCGGTCAGCTCATGTCGTACATCAACCTGACGCCGACGACCGTGTCTATCTTGAGCAAGCTGCTGCACATCACTGCTGACACGCTCATCGACGGCAATGTCATCACAAACGGCATGATAGAAGCCGGGGCGATCACAGCGGATAAGCTCGCGGCGAGTATCATCGAGCTGACAAATAGCCAAGGTATTAAAGGGGGCAGCGTCGTACTTGATACGAGCGGATTGGCGTGTACCGATAGTAACGGCATGACGATCCAGTTTGGGCAAGACGGCATGACATCAATGGATAAAAATGGCAATAGGTTCTCCATTCTCGCCCAGTGCATGATGGGAGTGGCAAAGAATGGGCAGTACGTAAAATTTGCAAATCCGTGGACAGAATCTCCGACTGTTATTGTTACGCCACAGAATATACAGACAAACAATCCTGCATATAGTACGTCAACAGTAAGATTGCATTGCTATGCAGATGAGGTAAGTGTAAATGGGTTCAGGATGAGAGCCTATAGCGGTATTGCAAATGGTGCAGGCTCGCTGGTAAAGAATCAAAGTTGCGGAACAATAACATGGTCAATCTGGCGTTCATACGATGCTTGGAATAGCTCAAATCCAGTTTTTGGCAGTAAAAGTATAAGTTTTAATGTGTCAATGCCAAGCAATGCAGGTTCAGTTGTACTCCACGGAAGACTGCGGACAAATACTCATTTTAGGGAGCCAGAGTTGAAGATACCAAACTCGACAAGGTATCAAAAGCTGGAAGTAAAGTGTAATGGAACAACAATGTACTCTGACGTTTTATGGAATAGCGGCGATGGAGTAATTAGCGTCGCTAAAAACGCAGATACTTACACAAATATCACGACCAGTAGTATCCCAGTCACACAGGGAGCCTCACTAGACTGCACAATAACAATTAACCCGTGTGTTTTACATCCAGGCGATGGTCAGGACACTATGGATATGGAGTTTATACTTGATTCGATTGACTGCAAAATAGAAGGAGAACAGGTTCTCGACGCCGACGGGACAGGGGCGTTCTTTGTTGTCAACCGTAGTAACGGATTGTACTCTATTACAGATTAAGGAGTGTGATATAAATGCTAAATGCGGGATTTCAATATCTTGAACAGCGTGATGCCAATGATACCATTACAAAAGATGGTGTAGTTGGTAAAAATAGCCCATTTGCAACATCGGATAATAGCGGTATCTATGACATTATCGCGGAAGATTTACGATGGCTCAAAGAGAATGTAGACGATGTAAAAGACACGTCCGACTTGGAAGCCATCAAACAGTCTGTAACTGACATGTATAACGACATGAAAAACAACAGCTCGTTTGGTGAAGCAGCAGCCAAAGCACAGGCAGAAGAAGCAAAGAAGCAAGCACAGGCCGCATTAGAATCTGCAACAAATGCAAAAACGTATCGTGACGATGTTGTGGCAAAATCTACAGAAGCTAATGAAACCCTTACTGAGATTAAGACTTACATTGATAAAGCAGAAAAACTCGTTGAATCCAATAAGGCACTTGAGCAGTCTTTCTCCGACTATGTAACGGTGGCGACAAACAAGGCAAACGAAGCATCTACCAGTGCAACCAATGCTGCTACGAGTGAGACCAATGCTAAGACCTCTGAGACTGCGGCAAAGGCTTCTGAGACTGCAAGTAAAACGTCTGAGACGAATGCTAAACAGTATGAAGCAGATGCAAAGGCTCATATGGATGCCACGGCAACCAGTGCATCTAATGCAAAGGCTTCGGAGTCTGCTGCAAAAACCTCTGAGACAAATGCTAAGGCAAGTGAGGTCAATGCAAAGACTTCGGAAAACAATGCTAAACAGTATTCCATTAGTTCCTCTAATAGTGCTGATTTATCCAAGAAATGGGCAGAGTCCAGTGATTCCCCCGATTCTGTGAATGACACAGATAGTACTACTGGCAAAACTCAATCGTCCAAATCATGGGCATTATATGCAAAAGACCGTGCTATCAGTGCATTCAAATCGGAGACAAATGCCAAAGCATCTGAGATTGCATCGAAGACCTCTGAAACGAATGCTAAGACAAGCGAGACAAACGCTGCTAAGTCTGCATCCAACGCGGCACTCTCAGAGACTCATGCGAAAACATCTGAGACAAATTCTAAGGCAAGCGAGGTCAACGCGAAGGCTTCGGAATCCAATGCAAGTACCAGTAAATCCAATGCTGCTACATCTGAATCTAACGCTAAATCTTATATGAGCACGGCAAAGGAATATATGCAAAAAGCTCAGGAAGCTCTTGCGGCGGCACAAGCGATTCAATCTATCGTCGATACAGCAAAGGCCGATGCAGAGAAATGTCTGGCCGATGTAGAAGCAGTAAAAGAATCATTAGCAAAGATGATTACTTATCAAGGCTCTGTCGATAATTACTCCGATTTGCCAACGAGTCCACAGGTAGGCTATTCGTATAACATTAAAAATGCCGATAAAGAACACGGTGTCAATGCAGGAGATAACGTTGTATGGAATGGCACGGACTGGGATAACTTTGGCGGTGCTATAGATATGAGTCTGTTTGCAGAACTTGGTAAGGACGTTAAATTTAACACGGTTACAGCAACACTCAACGGTAACGCCGCCACGGCTACTAAATTACAGACTTCCCGTACTATCTCCCTCACGGGAAACGCGACGGGCTCGACTACTTTTGACGGTAGTGGTAATGTCAGTATTAATACGACTGTTAATGAGAGTAAGCACGCGGATAAGGCGACTATGGTAAACGCGACAGCTCCGAACGGCGGCGCGGCTGACCTTGCTTTTGGAACTATGGCGGCAAATGACTATGCTCGTATTCGTGTCGGCGGTAGCGACAATAACGGCTGGTTAGAGCTCGCGACAGCAGACGGCGGCAACGAACCAATTTATGCAAGACAGTATGTCGGCGCACACGACTGGCCGAACGGCAGACCGGGAACGGTCGCGAATGAAGCCGTATTGCTCGACGGTAACGGCAACACAAAGTTCCCGCACGACGTGACGGCGGCGAATTTCAAAGGGCATTTAGCGGGTAATGCAGATAGCGCGACGGAAGCCAGTAAAGTCTACGGCATATATACAGCAAACGGCGGACAACAGGGGCCAAGTTTTTTCGGCAAGAATAGTGCCGGTTGTCTAATGTCTAACCAGCCTATAAACGGGCATGACGAATATAAGAATTGGCTGTATATGGACAACTATGACGGCAGCGACGTTGGCGGCGCTACAGCTATCGGCGTTTCGCGAACAGAAACGCGAGCTTATATCATGAGCTCGAACGCAGATAGAAAGCAGTGGAATAGAACTGCCGAGCTTTTAAGCAGTGCGAACTATAACAGTTTCGCCCCCACGAAGACCGGCGACGGCGCTAGTGGTACATGGGGTATTAACATAAGCGGTAACGCGGCTACGGCGACGACGGCTGACAGCGCGACCAAGGCAGGCAATGTGAGCGGGAAAATTTATTACAGCTCTGAGTCTCCATCCGTTGCAACGGATAAACTGTTTACTGTCAAGGAGGCAAACAGTGGCGACGATAATGTCCCGAACAACGGTCTCGTTATCCAGACAGGGCCGAATGGCGCAAATTGGAATGGCAAACTGTATATCACAGACAATGGTACTGACGGCGTTTGGGTTGGGGGCGTATCAGAAGGAAAAGAAGTCGGTTGGACGCGGCTCGTCGAGAATAAAGGTAGTTGGAATATCAACTCTGCTACAGCTACAACAGCTCTGAACGTTCCCACATCGGATGTTGGCGGCAATATCTGGATTAGCTAAAAGAGGTGATATCATGAGCCAGTACAGTAAAAAACTTCATGTCCGTAAGAGCGGTTCTGTACAGGATATCAATCTATATACAACCACTTCTGATATATCATCTGGCCAATACCTTCGATTGCGTGATGGTAGTACATTGCTCTATGCTGCTTTAGGTAGTACCACAGATTCGTCTGCATCTAGCTTGAGAGTGCGTAAAAGCGGGACCATATATGCTGTATTGAAAGAGAGCTATCCTACGGGAAGTGTGACATATTCTACCAATGTACTTCCTAAAAAGACAGTCAAAGAAGGCCATAGGGAGAGCCAGTCTAAAACATATCAATTATCTCTACCGGCCGGCACAAAAAAAATACAAGTGCTTTGTTATGCAGATGGGAACGGAGGGGATGCAAAAATTGTTGACGTTAACGGCGTAAGTAATATATATATTGTAATTTCACGTACGGATGAAAGAGTAGAAGGTGAGGACTATTATTGGGTAGATGTAATGGTCTATAAAAACTCAACCGATAACAGAAATAATGTTATAGGGGAAACCGATAAATATGACGGGCAATGCAAAGCTACTATCTCGTGGTCCCCTACAATAAATAATAGCTAATAGTCTAGAAAGCGAGGTAATGCTTATGTTCAATATCAAAGAAAACAAAGTAGTCTATCAGTACGACGCAGACGGTGTATTACTGAAAGCAGTGGTGCTCGATGCGACAGACCGTGCAGACAACGGTGACTGGATTTACCCGACACGCACAACTCCTGTTGTCCCTCCGCTCTCTAAGAAGGGCTACGAGTTGGTGTGGAAGAATGGCGCATGGCAATACAGAGTGTATACTCCGAAGCCACTCAAAACAGACGAGCAGATTGCAAAAGAGGAATATGAATCTATGCAGAACGAGTGCATCAACAACCTTAACGTGGCTATGCTGAGGAACGACGAGAAAGCCGTTGCAAGTGTACGTCAGGATTATGCTGATTTGCAAGATTACTATGGACAGGAGTGATTCAAATGGCTAGAAAGAAATTTACATTACCGAAGCGTTGCCCGTATTGCGCGCACAAACTTCGTGCCGATGGTACGTGCCAGAATCCAGAGTGCGTTATTGGATATGTACCGGATAAGACAAAAGATACGGATAAGAAAACCAAAGAAACGCCTAAAATGTCGGATACGGATAGCAAATGATGGAACAAGACGATGTTGTGAAGATGCTAGAGAAACTCAGTGATATATCTGAACGTCTAGCGAAAGTCGAAGTAATGCTTAGCGAACGGTCACGCGCAACAAGTGAGATCGTGGAGACACTAGAGCAACACGAAGATCGTATCCGTAGTCTGGAACAAGCAGATACCGAGATGTTCACCGCAAAGAATCTCTTTGTGTGGGGTGTTGCAACCCTCATTGCATTGTGGGGGGTGTTTCATTGAAAGACAAGGTTTTGCAATTTGGACGATGGGCAGAATCCAATCACATGACGTTGATATACTTTGCAGGAGCATGGGTATTAACGTTGTTGTCATTATGGAGTCTGTCTATTTTATTGTGCTTTTGGCTCAATGGACTCTTTGGCTATCACTTCGAGTTGAACGTTGGTATCAGTGGCATTGCAACGATTGCTACGGCAGGTGCTACGGTATATGGCATCGCTAGAGCTGCACAGGCAAAGTATAACACCGATAGTACCGTGAATACGCCAATGAGTATCATGCCATACAGAGGGGGTAATAGTAAATGAGACGAGTTACCGTAGAGGAAGTTAGGGATATGGCAGAAAATTGCCGTGAATCTATTTGGGAGCAGGCACGAGCATACGGTAGAGAGCCGAAGATTTACCTGCATTGGACAGCAGGACATTATGGTCAGTATTATCTGAATGACTACCATATTGCCATTGATTCCGACGGTTCTATCTATGCAGACCATGACCTTGACGAGGTATTGGCACATACCTATTACCGAAATAGCGGTGCAGTTGGTATCACACTTGCATGTTGTGTCGGTGCTACATCCGACGATCTTGGCAGTGAACCGCCAACGAACGCACAGATTGAAGCTATGGCGCAGGTCATTGTTGCTGTAGCAGACGGACTATGGCTGACCATTGATAAGAACCATGTATTGACGCACGGTGAAGCTGCGGACAATGAAGATGGAATTTACCCGCATGACCCATATGGCCCTAAATCAACGTGTGAGAGATGGGATTTGGAGTTCTTGGGAACGGACGAGTCTCCATCGTTTAATCCGTATGCAACCGATGGTAGCCGTGGTGGCGACGTATTGCGTGGCAAGGCTAACTGGTATCGTAATCAGGAGGGGTGACGATGGAGAAGATCAAGGAGTTCCTTGCTGACCACCGGAAGCTCATTGTGACGTTCGTTTTTATCATCGCCTTGTCCTTTGTGTGCGGATGGAAAGCATGTGCCCACTTCAACAAGAATATCGTAGAGGTTCCTGTGACAAAGGTCGAAGTACGAGAAGTGAAAGTGCCAGTGGAGACACAGGCAAAGACACAGATTCAGTATGTCGAAAAACAAACGCCACAGGATGCCGACGTACAGATTACAAAGCCTGCACCTGAGGTAGTAGTAGACTACAATGGACAGCAGACGAAATTTAAGACGCTAGACAATGAGACTCAGAAGTTTGACAAGGGAAAATTGCAGGTCGACCAGACATCCAAGGTAACACTTGATGTTACACCGATTGTACAGAAAGAGGTGCAGACTGCGGTTAACCAGAATACTAGGGAACTAACCAAGGCAAAGGACAATGAGGTTGCCAAGGTCAAGTCCGAGGAGACCAAGAAGCGGCACAAGCACGAACTCGGGGCATTCCTTACAGGTGCAGGAGTTGGTGCATTGGGTGTCCTTCTCTTCTAATATATACAGGGAGTTCATCGGTGGAGACACTGGTGGCTCCCTCTTTTTTTATTGTATACACGAAATTTCCGTTGACAACGATAATTATACAATGTATACTAGATATTGTCAGACAGGAGGTGATTTGGAAATGCGCTACTTGAAGTTTGTCGTTGGAAACAATGAGGTTGCAAGGTCTCTCAAGAATAGCGAGGACATGCCTGTAGTTGGCACGGTACATTACAATGGGTATGACATTGAAATATCTGAATGTTCATACAAGGAAAAGTATCGTATCTGGCGCAGGAGAAAATGTTGGTTATCCGATGTAGTTTCTAAGTATCTCAAGGAGGCAAGATGATGATTTTTTGGAAGTTCAATGTAGGCGACAAGCTGATACTCAATCCAGAAAACCCCAAGAAAGACATGGAGTCAGAGTATTACGTTGTAGATAGGTATGTTGATGGGGTAAAAGAAGGGATGGCGTTAACCTTTCCCAATGTATGTAAAATGTATGTCTTGTATGGTGTGCGTCATAATACATGTCAGGCTGTAGACGAGTGGGACATCATGGACATGCTGTTGAAAAATAACGGCGAAGTCAAGCGAGATGCCTTAGGGGTACCTAAATGGGCAAAGCCCTCGTCTGCTTATCGAGAAGCACTTGGCGAAGCATTTAGGAGGGAGGAGATGCCATGAGTGAGAAAGCCATTGTATTTATGTTCATCATGGGATGCGGCACAGTGTTGTCGTTGGTTGCAATGTACATCATGTGTAAGATGGAAACGAGGGATTGACTACTATGAAGAAAAAAATCATTGACGCTATTGCGGGAATCATTGGATGGGTTATTGCACTGTCCATTATGGCATCTATCGTGTCTATTTTTGTGGCAATTGCAGCGTTTTTTGTAGCCATGTTTATTCGATTGGTGATGATGATGTTATGAAAATTTTCAGTAGAGACTATTTAGTGAATGAACTTGGACTTCCATATGATTCTGATTGCGTTATCGATAATACCATAATTCAACATAAACGATGGAGTATTGTTCGTCGGCTCATCTTCAAGGACAACGGCAAAACATACCGAACATACTACGAGGAGCCTGCAACAGAGGAACAGGAGATATACCCGTGGGAGGACGAGGATGAAGTCGAGTGCGAAGAAGTCATCCCAGTGGAAACCAAGGTGACGATGTGGGTTGCCCCAGAAGAACTCAATTGCGTAGAATGAGGTGAGCTTTCATGGAGATGAGTATAGTCGTGTTATTTGTGTTCCTCTGCGGATACATCGTAGGAAACATGGCACGTTAAGGGAGGTAAAGCAATGGTGGACTTCGGAGATACAGTAGTGACGCACCTGACAGAAGGGAAGCATTATCGTAACGATGTGTTTGTTTGCCTGCACGACAATATGTATGGTCGTGTAGTAGGGAAGGTGCAATTACAAGGGGACTATGCATACCATGTTCGCCTTGAGCCGAATGGCGATGTGCTACTATTCAATGAAGATGAACTTGAGGTGATTAATTAAATGGATAACTGGAAATACAATATCGGCGATGAGATTTTCTTCGAAGGCACGGTGTACAGAGTAGAGATGAAAATAGAAGATAGGTACATCATCAAAGATAAGACCCTTGGACTCTACTTCGGCGTGTCGCGTGAGGAAATTGAAATGGGTGCTAGACCAATAGAAAATCAGAAAGAGGAGATTAATATGCAGAAAACAAACGTGTCAAATGCCGTAGAACATCCATCGTATTATCAGGGGAAGATTGAAGTCATTGACTTCATTGAGGATAAGAGACTCGGGTTTAACCTTGGCAACTGTGTGAAATACATTAGTAGAGCCGGTAAGAAGAATCCAGAGAAATTGCTCGAAGACCTCAAGAAAGCTCGTTGGTATCTCGATAGGGAAATCAAAAACATGGAGAAGAAGGAGGACTGAAATGAAATATGAAGTCCATTGGGTAAGTGGTAGTCAAGATAAAACACATGGCGTGTTTGATACACTGGAAGCCGCGCAGGACTCTGTGAGGGATTGGTGGAAGAAGAACGACTATAAACCACCGTACATCCGTGTTGTACATGGAAATGGCTATGTCTGGTGGGACTACGGACTGCATAATGCGTTCTACGTATTCAAGGAAGTTGATAATAAACAAGAAAGGGGGTATAGCAATGAGCTGGAAAGACAAGGATTGCGTGTGTGAAGGCGTAGGGCATATCGTTGACGCGTTCAAGGATGAGCTTCCATGCAAAGCCTATGTCTGGAACGAGAAGGAGGATAAGGACTTCTACAAGAGATGCCGTAAGTGCCCTGTTCACTACTATGATGAAATCTCTGGCAAGGATTGTTGTCATATCAGGAACACATACTATGCCATCGAGAAATTGGATGATTAATATAAAGGAGGAGTAAAATATGAACCTCACAATCGTGCTAGGAACGCTGTTGGCGTTTGAGTTGGTAGGAGATATTACCTATAAAATCTTCTATCGGATGGTCAGTCGGAACAAATACAAGGTCGGTGACATTGTTTGGGTTAAGAATAATGGCTCTCTAGAACCCGCAGAGATAACCTGCATCACATGGAAGTGCTTCTGCCGGAGTGAGTCCATTGCTAAACCCAAATACGACATTATGTTCCTCGGAGGGGAATGGACATGCCGCGAAGTAGAACAGTCGGAAATCCTGTGCAAGTTTAAGGGAAAGGTGGAGACAGCAGATGCTTAACACAAAACGCAAAATAAATATCATGGACAGCCGTGTTCCGTATCGAATGTTCGGATGTGCAAAACACAAAAACGACCGTTGGAGACTCGTTGAGCGTGCCATCAAAACTCGTAGGCTATACTTGATAAGGTACAGAGAGAAGAACATCGTATTCAAGATGTACGAGCGTGCCTTATCAAAAGAAGATGTGCTCAAAAGGTTCAAGTGGCTCGGTGTAATAGATGTGACGGAGGTTAAAAAACATGCTTGAGAATATTAAAAAAGAATTCACATATATCATGGCAAACATATATGGAGAGAAGACAACAGTCATAATTGATGACAAGGAATACAGTGAAAGCGAGATATATGCCGATGGTGAGTGTACGGTTTACCCTGAGTCGCTTGAAGACCAACTGCAAAGACTCGTCCCTGATGTTGACGATGAGCTTGTAGAGGAGTTCATTGACAAAGTAAAGGATATTACCACAGTGGATGGTCTTGAAGATGCAAAGAAGGCATGGGATGCGCTTGTAAGAAATGGAGGAACTAAAAATGCTTGAGAAAATTAAAAGAGAAGTATCGTATATTGCTCATGATTATCGTCATATTATCCTTACAGTCACAATTGATGAAATGGATGAACTAAAAATGCTTGAAAAGATTAAAAGAAAAGTATCGCATATTGCTCATGATTATCGTCGTATTATCATTACGCTCACGATTGATGGTAAAGAGTATTCGGAAGGCGAATTGTGTTCTGATGGAAAGGTCACGGTTTCTCCTGAACCGCTCGAAGACCAACTTCAAAGACTCATCCCTGACGTAGACATTGGGCTTATCGAGCATTTCGTCGACAACGTAAAGAAGGCCACAACGATGGATGACCTTAGAGATGCCCAGAAGGAATGGGATTCGCTTGTAAGAAATGGAGGAACTAAAAATGCTTGAAAAGATTAAGAGAGAAGTATCATATATTGCCCATGATTATCGTCGTATTATCCTTACACTCACAATTGATGGCAAGGAGTATTCGGAAGGGGAACTGTGTTCCGATGGAAAGGTCACGGTTTCTCCTGAACCACTCGAAGACCAACTCCATAGACTTGTCCCTGACGTAGACATCAATCTCATTACAGAGTTCCTTAGCTACGTCGAGAATACCTATACGGCCGAGGGCTTCGACAACGTGCAGGAGATGTGGGAGGACATTGTTAATACTCAGGAAGACATTTGCAATGCCGATAAGTTCAAAGAGTTAGGCCGTTTCATTGCAGAGACGAGAAATACACTCTCCAAGAAGGGCGGAAACATCTGTGATGTGTTCTCTACGGTAACTGCTTGTAAGAAATGCCCATTCTGTAACAAAGAGAAGTGCAAACTTAGTTCCACACTTGTCTCGTTGAAGGCATTGCAGGACGCGTGTGAGGCGAAGGAGAATAAAAAATGATTGTTGCAATAACAGTAGTAGCCTTGATTTCTATTGCTATTAATGTTTGGTACGCTTTTTGGAAGTGTACTGTAAAGAAGAACAAGCATAACATCAATGAATATGTCTACGTGAGGACAATAAGGGGGCCAGTGTTAGCTAGGATAGAGAAAATCTTCTGGGAAAGTAGCGTATCCCCTTTGATTGATGGGCCTATCTACTATGTTTTCTACGTTGACACCGAGAAGTATGTTCGTATTCCAGAGAGTGCTATTTTCTGTGAATTCAAGGGAGAGAGGTTGATTTCTAAATGAGTTGTGGTGGCTATCAAAGACCGATTATTAAAGTTCCTGACGACTTTTCATGGGCGGTTGTTCAGCTTATCAAATGGAGGGATAGCGTAAAGGACAGGAGAAAAGCAGCGGCAATCCAACGAGTCATCGACAAGAAGATACAGTGGGCGCGTGACCATCACATGAATCAGTCGTTGTATATGTTTTGCGTGGGCAATGGATATGATTTGTATGGAAAGAATTGGGGAAATGATGCATTTAGTTGAATCATATGTTGATTGGTTTGTACTGGCAATCGTCATTGGTTTCGGATTTGAACTTGGCGGTGCACTGTTTCACATTGTATCTCATCGTATTAACAAGGAGTAAACTATGAAGAAAATTCCACTTAGAAAAATAAACAAAGAAACTAGACACAAGGAAATATGTGCTTATGCTCTTGTTGACGATGATGATTATCCTATTGTTTCTAAGTATAATTGGTGTCTTAGCCGAAAGGGGTACGTCGTAGGAAAAGCCAATGGGGAGTATATCAGGCTACATAGGTTTATCGCTAAAACTCATCACTGGGATGTAGGAGAAAATATAATAGACCATATTAACCGAGATAAAAGAGATAACAGAAAGTCAAACTTAAGGGTATGCACGCCTCAACAAAACTGCTTTAATCGAATTCAACGCTATAATGGCGCTACGTCTCGCTATAAGGGAGTTTCTAAAAGAGGGAACGGACATTGGCGTATGATGATATACATCGACGGGAAGCCCTATTACAACGAAACCTACAGAACAGAGATAGAGGCCGCAGTAGCGTACAACAGGGCTGCCGTAAAAGTACATGGAGAGTATGCTCTACTTAATGACATTCCAGAAAAATATTTAAACATGGATGTGCATCCAATTGTCCCCAATAGTAAGTATAGAGGAGTTACCAAAAGACTCAACGGGAATTTTGAAGCTAGGATAAAGAAAAACTATAAAGGGTACTACCTTGGCACTTTTAGAACAGAGGAGGATGCGGCTAGAGCATACGATAAGAAAGCTATAGAGCTTTTTGGCGATAAAGCTGTTTTGAATTTTTCGGAGGCACTATGAGTTACATCTCGTTACATAATCACACATGTTTTAGCCTGATGGATGGCTACCAAACTGTCCAAGAGCTTGTTGAAAGAGCGAAACAGTTGGGAATGAGTGCCATTTCGCAGACAGAACATGGAACCATGAGTGGAACCATTGAGTTCTACAAGGAGTGTATGGCGAACAACGTCAAACCATTGATAGGGGTCGAGTTCTATTTTTGCCCCGATATTTCAATCAAAGATAGAAGCCTTACACATCACTTAGTCCTCATTGCTATGAACAACGAAGGATATATGAATTTAAAGCTATTAGATACATCGGCTTATCGTGAAGAAGCGATGTTCTATAAGCCAAGAATTGATTGGAGTGATTTGGAAAAGTATAATAAGGGTCTCATTTGTCTGTCTGCTTGTATGGCGTCCATTGTCAACACGGAGAACGGAGAAGAGTGGTTCAAGAAATACAAGGAACTTTTCGGGGATCGCTTCTATGCAGAGATTCAGCCGCTCAATATCAAGAAACAATGGGAATACAATGACAAGGTCATTGGACTGGCACGGAAGTACAATGTCCCTCTTGTTGTAACAACGGACGCTCACTACTCTATTCCAGAGGACAAGAAGTACCATCAGTATTGGATTCAAATAAAGAACCCAGAGGGGTATCAAAATGACGAGAACTATGTCTGGTCAGAGGATGAGATACGGAACACAAAGTGGATTCCTCATGATGTCATTAAAGAGTGCATCGAGAATACACAGGCCGTTGCTGATAGGTGCAATGTTTCTATTGAAACGGACGGAAATCATTTCCCTCGTTTTCCAACCGATGATGCAGCAAGAGATGTCCGTAACATCTGTAGGAGCAACTGGCGAGAGCTTGTCCCAAAAGGGAAGTACAAAGAATATGCAAAGAGATTCGAGGAGGAAATGGCAACGCTTGAGAAGATGGACTATTTAAACTACATGTTGATTGTCCATGATTTTCTAGGGTTCTGCTACAAAAATGATATTCCCGTGGGGGTCGGAAGAGGAAGTGTAAGCGGGAGTCTCGTCGGATATTTAATGAAACTTCATCGGATAGACCCTATTGTTCACCACACAGAGTTCTTTCGATTTGCTAACCCGTTCAGAATTACGAACCCTGACATCGACACCGATCTCTCTACAAGACACCGAGGGGAAATCATCCAGTATATCAAGGATAAGTACGGTATGGTCGCCAAAATCATGACGCTCGGATACACAAAGAATCCCCAAAAGGATGAAGTAGGCAAAGAAGCTATACTAAAAGCATGGCAGAGTCTGTTCAACAAGTACAAAGACAATGCTCCTATGGTTCCTTGTGAAGAACAGGGCGGCCTTATGATTGACCCATCATGGGAATTCAATCCGAAGTTCAAAATTGCAGCGATGCAGTTTGTCGAGTCCTCCATTGATGATTTGCGGGATGCCGATATTTCGCTCAATGACGAACAGAAGACAGAACTCATTGACGTAGCAAAACATTTCTGCGGGAGATTGAGTAAAAAAGGGGTACATGCATCAGGAATCCTTGTTACGCCAGATGCTATAGAGAATTACGCGCCAATTGAAGGATGCTCTTCTACAGACAAGTCCACAGGCAAGCGCGAATATATCCGTGCAGTCGGCTACGAGTATCACACGTGTGAAGCAATGGGATTAATGAAGCTTGATTGTCTAGGATTGAATACAACAGACATTATTGACGATACGCTTAAACTTATAAGGAAGACCCATAACATCGACATTACAATTGATTCTATCCCATTGGATGACGAGGAGACGTACAAAACGTATGCCAACGGAGACCTTTGTGGAGTGTTTCAGATGGAGTCAAACGGTATGCAAAAGATTGCCAAAGCACTCAAAGTATCTAAATTTGATGACATCGCTATTTTGGTTTCAACTTTTCGTCCGGGACCTATTCAATCAGGCATGGTAGACCAGATTATCGAAGGTAAAAACGGTGGCAAAGTAGAATACCCGTGTGAAGCAGTAAAAGAGGTTACAGAAAGTACATACGGAGTCTTTATCTACCAAGAACAAATCATGAAAATCTCTATGAAGATGGCAGGGTATAATCTTGGGCAAGCAGATGTATTGAGGAAAGCCATTGGACGTAAAGAAATCACAAAGATTGATGCCGCAGTCAAACAGTTTACCGATGCATGTTTAAAGAATGGTTATTCAATGGATGTAATTGAACCAGTAGCAACTCAGATAAAAAACGCCGGTTCCTATGTGTTTAATAGGTCGCACGCCATTAGTTATTCGTTGCTTTCATATATTACAGCCTATCTGAAAACGCACTATCCATGTGAGTTCCTTGTTTCTACGATAAACTCCAAGGATAACCAAGAGAAGACACTTCCATACATTGCCGAAGCAAGACGATTGGGTATCCATATCCTTCCACCGAGTCTCATTGAAGGGAACCGCGAATGGGAAATGGTCGGCAACAATGCTATCCGTGTTGGTCTCACGTATATCAAGGGTGTTGGCAAGAGATTAAACACGGAGACACCTAAGACATGGAAGGACATCGTGGCATACAATAGCAGCGATGTTGTCAAGAGTCTCGTCTGCGCAGGAGCATTGGACTTCTTGAAGAAGTCTCGTGGCTGGATGATAGGCAATCTATTAGAAACACAGAGATTCACGAAACGCATGGCACAGTGCAGTGAGAGGTTCGATTATTACCGTGACCAGTATGACAAAGCAACGAATGACAAGGATAGAGCTAGGGCAATCCGTATGGCGAATCAATGGAATGACAAAATCAATGCGACGATCTTGCATGAGAAGCCAGAGGTTCCCTTTGATAATGCCGCAGGAGAGATGAAGGTGCTTGGGTTCTCATTTACGAGTTTGCCTGATATTCTCACAGGTGTAGCATCGTCCGTCCATGAAATCACAACGAAGAATGGCAACAAGATGGCATTGGTCACGTTCAAGACAAACTATGGAGACTTCAAGGGTTCCATCGCACCATTTCTGTGGGGACAGGGCAAGACACGATATGGACGTAATAAGCTGTTTGTCGTTCAAGGAAAGACATATGACTTCATGCTGAAGAAGAATGGTCAGTACACAGATATTGTCGATGTAAAGGAAGTGTGTTAAACTATGTTCTATACAGTCAAGGATGTTGCAGAGATGCTAAAGATTCCAGAGTCTACCGTGTATGAGTACGTGAGGAACCATATTATTCCGTCGTTCAAGATAGGGAAACATGTCCGTGTCCGTAAGCAGGACTTGGATGAATGCATTGAGAGATTGATGAAGTAA